CGGATGTTAGCAATGTCTTGATCAATTCTCCCATTGGTGTTGGAAGTATTTTTAATTTTCCACAACCAGCAGTTCCGTCCATCCACATGCCTTCTACACTGTGGCAAACTCGATCCAGATTGATCTTTAGATCTTCTGGATGATCCACTTCACCTAATACTGAATTGCCTTCGCGTATTTGAGTGTTGATGGTGTTGACTGCTTTGTTGATTTCATGCAATGGATATATTCTCTCGTTGGCGTTGCGTTTGTTGCCTTCGATACAAATACCTTTGAGATACAGATGTTTTCCAGTACCATCTGGTCCAGATTCTTCAAGAACCTGGATGTTGGCCTGTGTAAAAGTCAATTGTTCTCTTAGGTATTTCATCAATTATCCACGTGCAACTGGGCTCTTGGTGTTAACACCACTAGCTTGACCCAAGTGTGGCTTGTTAGCTGGCTTGAGGTTTTGTGTGCTCTGCGAAGGTGTATTACCCACACGACCAATCATGTCTTTGGTGGTATTTCTGTAAGCAGGTGTGTCGTGATGACCGCCCATTTCGCCGCCGGCATGTACAGGTTTCACGCTGTTGCCAATTGGGCCTTTTGCGCCTGCGTTTGCAGCTACTGTAGACTTCTTGTTGACGCCGCCTTCTTCACTAGTCACTGGCTTTGGGGCTGCTTTGAGAGTCACTGCTTCCATCATGCCCGGTTGCATTTCACCGGTGTCGTCCATTTCAATGGCGTCGCCACCTTCTTCAGGACCAAACCCGTCGCCGTCACCGCCGCCCATACCGCCCATCATGTCTTCAAACTCAGCCATCAACTGGTCCAGTTTGTCTTCTACATTCATGATGTCGTCTTTGGTGGCTGGCTCGTCTCCGCCCATGTCGTCTCCGCCCATGTCGTCACCGTCGTCAGCTTCGACGTCGTTGATAAACTCATCAGCAGCATCGCCGCCCATTTCATCGTCGCCTTCAGCTTCCATGTTCATGTCAGACTCTTCTTCAGAGTCAACTTCGTCCATCAGCCCTTCTTCAATTTCTTCTTCTTGTTCTTCAGCCATCATATTTTCATAAATCTGGCGGCTCTTTTCCACAATAATATCATGGAAAAGCTCTTGAGCTTTTTGCTCTTCATCATTGATCACGTATTCAATCAATTGTTCAAATCTGTTCATAAGAAAACTCCTATAGGTAAAGTGTGCTGTTATTTACACAGCGAGAGAAATCTATAGTGTTTAAGGGCTGAAAATGACGATAAATTGCAGGATCTGCAGATCGTCCAGCTATCACATGCCCGGTGGTGGTGCAGGTGCTGGTGCATACTGCTGACGCACCAATTTCAATTTGTCTTTGTACTCTACAGTACGAATATCATTCATGCGGCGCAGCTTGTTCAGCTGGCGCAAAGTCAAATGAGTTTTTCGCAGGTCACCCAGTTGAGGCTGGCTGTTGTCCTGATTCAGATCCTGATAGGCTTCGGGCTCTTTGTGAAAAAATTCATTGAGTATCATACAGATATTTATGCAGGGGCGCCTGGTGCAGCACCAGCTGGATTTGCTGGCATAGGTGCGCCTGGTGTCACACCTGGCATGCCCGGAGCAGCAGGCTCCATTCCTGCAATGTCTTGCCCTGTTTCAATGTCTGCTTCCATACCCGATGGCGATATGCCCACACCACGCAAATCTTGTCCGCTGGCGGGTTTTTCTTCCACAGTGTCGTTTTCTTCGCGCCACATTTCTTCGTTTTCTTTGATTTCTTCTTCGGTTAGACCCAAGAAACGTTCCAGCATAAATCGCTTGCTCATGTAAGGCAGCGGCTCTAAACTCTGGAATGCATTGATACGTGTGTTGTCTAGTTCGCTTTGACGGTAACTGGCAAAATTTTGTGGTGGGTTAAACTTGAGAGTAAACAAGCTGGAGTCTATGTTAAACCCACGCCATTTCATAAACATCTTGAATTCGTCATCTAGTTTTTGCACAATTAATGCTTGTAAACGCTCGCAATATTGGTTGAATCTATACTCTTGTATCAAGGCTGTGCCCACTTTTCCGTCGTTCATTGTAGCGCCGCTGTCGTCAGGACCAGTGGGCAAATAGCTGCTGGGCACACGTAGACCACGAGCCATTTTGTTGTTGAAATACTTCAAATCGTCAATTTCGCCCAAGTTTTGACCACCAGCTAAAGTGTCAATACTGCTGCCTCGTCCGTCTGCTGTGACAGGAAAAAAGTAATCTTCGCCCACACTTAATGGGTTATAACTGGCATCCATCATGTTGGTTCCACCACCTGTTATGGTAGGAATACGCCGCTGATGCATTTCGTTTTTGACCCGTTCTACAAACGCCATGGCCAAGTGACTGGGCATATTGCCCACGTCAATTTTAAAGATCCTGCGTTCAGGAGCACGTTGCACACGATAGATCAAGATGGAGTCTTCCAGCAGTTGTTTTTGCTTGAACACCATGTAGATCTGTTCCAGTATGCTTTTGCCAAACGGCCAAAAAACATCCAGGCCTTCGTTCAAACTCATGTGTACCACATGCTTGGCATCTAAACAAACTTCGTTCATGGCCTGCATGAATCTGCTGTTGCCCACGCCACCTCCAGTGCCGCCGTTGGGCATGGTGTAGTTGGAAGATCCGCCCACACTGCCTGTTGTGGGGTTGGTCATGTAGTCTGTTGTGGTTTTAGCTGCCACACTCATGTTTTGAAAATTAGGATTGATGTCACGGATCACATACTGCTCGGGACGTTTGCCTTCGCTTTCGTTCACAATCACACGGGCCAGCTTGCTCATGTCCACCCACATCATTTCAAATGTTTCTGGATCACGTACAAATATTTGATCCCCGTATTTGATGGTGTTGCGGAACAATTTGAATATGCGTTGGTCTAGCTTGTTCAGTTTGACCCATTGCTGTAGCTGTTTCTTGATGATACTGATCTCGTGATCAGTGGGTTTTTCTTTGAAATCCACTTCAAACGGTGTGCCATTTTGCTTGTTGGGCTGTGTGCTAAATTCAGCTATGATGTCTAAACATGCATTAACTTCCGAGTCCATGTCCATGTTTTCATATTGATTGTAGCGTTCAATTCTGTTGGGATGACCACTATACACTTCGGGCAAGCGGCTGGCATAGTTACGAAACACAAAGTCTGCTTGCACAGCAGTGCCGTCGTTTTTGCCGTAGTTGTCTAGGCCAAATTGGTTACGGCCCGATATAGGGCTGAGTTGTCCGGAAGTGTCGGCTACTTTGAAATATTTTTTCCAAGAGCCTTGTGATGTTTTTTCTGGCATGATATGTTATTTACCGCATTATGCTGTTGCTTGATAGGTTTTTTGTTGCCAATCCACACCAGTTTTTTGTACTCTGATCAACTCTTGGATTGCTGCCAGCAGCATTTCATTGGTATTATTTTGATTAGATAATCCGTCTTTGAGATCTTTAAAGCTGTTTTCAAAACTGTTTGCTGCACCTGGTTGATATTTCTTTTCAATATCTGTTTTGGTAGCCATAGTTTCAGCCAGCATTCTGGCCACATCTGCAGAGTTATCTAACTTGATATTCATGCCTTTGCTGTTGATTGTGGCCACATCTGAATCAATTGTTAGATCTGACGCTCCTGAACTATTTTTATTATTTGGGCCTAGTGCAGCCATTTGATCAGCTTGCAATGCTGCTGCATCATTCATACGGCGGTCATTGGGCGCTACTGATTCATTTGAGTTTTTGTTTGTTTTATTTTTTTGTTCACGATCAAGTTTGACTTGATTGTTGATGGCATCAAACAGTTGTGTCTGAGTGTTTATATCGTTTTTAAGTTGTTTTTCCCATTCTACTTTTCCCCGAACATCGTCGGACGTTTGGCCCATTGCAGGCAATTTTCCTATGCTTTCTAATAGATGGTTTATTGCAGTTTTTTGTTCTTGAATCAGATTTTCATACGATACTTTGCTGCCTACTAGGACTTCTGGCTGCAGATTATTAATTTTGACTTTTTTCTGGTCAGCAGTTAATTGGTTTTCGGCTTCAACTCTATCTTTGAGCGTTTTTTCTAATTCTTTTTCTGCTAGAACTTGGTTATTACGTGCTGCAACTAAGTTTTCATTTGCATCTGTCAATTCTTTTAAACTGCCAGTTGCTTCAGTCAGCGAAGCCAACTGCTTTTCAGCAGCAGTTACAACTAATTTTGCTTTGTTAATTTTTTGTATTGCATCATTGTCGTTGACAGTTTCTTGTTTGTTACGTGATGCAATTAATTTTTCATTGGCACTTGTTACGTCTTTAAGACTACCAGTTGTTTCAGTTAACGATGCAAGTTGTTTTTCGGCAGCGGTTACAATCAACTTTTGTATAGCAGTGATATCACCAATATTTGCTTGTTCATTGAATGAAGTGGTTAAGTTTTTATTAGCGCCAGTTAAATCTGCCCAGCTGCCAGTTGTTTCAGTTAACGATGCAAGTTGTTTTTCAGCAGCATTTACAACCAACTTTTGTATGGCAGTAATATCACCAATATTTGCTTGTTCATTGAATGAAGTGGTTAAATTTTTATTGGCACCGGTTACGTCTTTCTGACTAGCAGTTGATTCGTTCATTGTTGCCAATTGCTTTTTGGCAGCATTTACAACCAACTTTTGTATAGCAGTTATATCACCAATATTTGCTTGTTCATTGAATGAAGTGGTTAAATTTTTATTGGCACCAGTTAAATCTGCCCAGCTACTTGATGATTCTCTTAGAGAAGCCAATTGTTTTTCAATAGCAGTTACAACCAACTTTTGTATGGCAGTGATATCACCAATATTTGCTTGTTCTTTACGTGCTTCAATTAAATTTTTATCTGCACCTGTTAGTTCTTTCAAATTGCCAGTTGATTCTTTTAAAGAAGCCAATTGTTTTTCAATAGCAGTTACAACCAACTTTTGTATGGCAGCAGCGTCGCTGATATTTGCTTGTTCTTTACGTGCTTCAACTAATTTTTTATTTGCATCTGTTACGTCTTTTTGACTAGCAGTTGTTTCGTTCATTGTTGCCAATTGCTTTTCGGCAGCAGTTACAACTAACTTTTGTATGGCAGCAGCATCGTCAATTTTTGCTTGTTCTTTACGTGCTTCAACTAATTTTTTATTTGCATCTGTTATGTCTTTCTGACTAGCAGTTGATTCGTTCATTGTTGCCAATTGCTTTTCGGCAGCAGTTGTTAACTGTTGTATGGCAGTATTGTCGTTGATGTTTGCTTGTTTATTGAATGATGTAGTTAAATTTTCATTTGCACCAGTTAAATCTGCCCAACTGCCGTTTGTGTCGTTTAACAAGTCCAATTGCTGTTTAGCTGCGGTTACAGTTAATTTTTGTACTGCGGTAGTGTTATCATCAATTTTTGCCTGTTCATCATGTGCTGCAATTAATTTGTTAGTTGTGTCTGTTAGTTCTTGCCAATTACCATTTACGTCGTTTAAAGAATCAAGTTGTTTTTTAGCAGCAGTTGCAGTTGATTTTTGTATTGCAGCGTCATCGGCAAATTTTTCTCCTTTGCCAGGTTCAAACGCCATACTGAGTTTTTTATCTGCATCTTTTGTGCCAAATTTAGCCTGAAATTCTTTTAGCCAATCGTAATACTCGTTTTTAACAGATGGTTTAAGTTTAGCTGTTTCGGGTTTGACTTCGGTAGACTTGTCTTTGTCAGGATCGTTTTTAAGAGCTGCTATCTGATCAGCACTTAAATTTGCTGTTTCTGGTTTGGCTGATTCAGCAGCAGGAGCAACAGGTTTGTTGCCACGAGCTTTTTTTAATTTTGTTTCAGCATCAATTTTGGCATCAAGAGCTGTTTTAGCAGCATCAGTGGCAATTTTTTCTTCTTTACGTGCTTCAGTTAATTTTTTATTTGTTTCTATTAGATCTTTTTCTGCACCGTTGGTCAGGTTCAACTCTGCAAATTGTTTTTCAGCATCTGACACTGCTGATTTTTTCTCTTCAAGACGTTTTTTTGCATTGTCGTATGCATCTGATGCTCGTTTCTGATCTTTTTCAAGTGAAATAATTTTTGCTGTTTTTTCAGCAGTTGTTGGTTCATTCACTGGTGCTGGTTGTGATTCAGGCTTGGGTGCAGGCTTGGGTGCCAAATTTGGATCATTTTTAGGCAAGTAGATGCCTTTTTCTGCTGCAAAAGGAACCAACAGACTTTTAGCCAGATTTGCAAGGTCTTGTGATTGTTCTACTTGTCCTTTCACACCAGCAACATTCGTACCAAGTAATTTGCCATCTATTCTTTGCAATGTCTGTTGCAACAAGGTCATGATGTCTTGATTGTCTTTGATCAATGCTGCATACGATGCTAGCAACGGATCAGTGGGTTTTGCACCTGGTGGACCTTTGCCTGTTTTGTCTCGTTCTAAAAGAACTTGTTTGAACTCATCCAGTGCTTTTCTGTCAGTGTACTGTTGTGCCAGTTGAGCTTCTTTGAAAGGTATTAAGAATTTTTCTCCTTCGCCAGTTTGATACGACATGTTGAATTTTTTGGCTGTTTCGCCAGCAGCTCCTAATGTGCTGTATGCACCTTCTATTCCTTTTTTAGCACCCGAAGTAACATCACGAATGTCTGTTAAAATTTGACCTTGTGTACTTGTGTTGGCTTTTTGTGCTGCTTCTGTATTCATCATTCCGGTTGTTAAATCACGGAATCCTTGTGCCAACGCCGGAGATACCTTTGCCAATGCTATATTTTGTTGTTCAAGTTGTTCAGCAGCCGCAATTTGTTGGGCATCACCACTGGCTTTCATAGCAGCTATTTTGGCACCAAATCTTTGTTCGCTCAGTGCTGCTTCTCTTATGGATTGTTGTTCTTTTCGACTTACTCCTAATAGTTTAGTCAATGCATCTTGTTCGTAGAGATATTTTCGTGTTCCGTCGATCAATTCATCTGTGGACATTTTTTGAGATCTACCAGAAAGATTTTGCAATCTGATGTAACCCATCATGCCTTCGTTTATCTCGTCTTGAGTCATTCCCAGAGCAAACAATTTTTCTCTTTCACCTTCAAGTGCCTGAGATAGATTATCAAATTTGCGTCGACCATCAAACGCACTTTTACCAAACATTGCCAATTCTTGACTGTTGCTGTTGACCAAGTTGATGTAGTTGCCTAATTTGCTGATGCTCAACCCGGTCTTGGCTGCACTGTTTGCAACCCCAGACATGCCTTCGCTGGCAATGGTACCACTGCCGCTTAGTTTATTGTATGTTTCATATTCTTGTTGTGCCTGTAGGTTGGATTTTTTTGCTAAATCAGTTAATGCGCCAACAGCCGTGACCGCCGCCGCTCCCAACGCTTTTACTCCAAGCCCGCCAGGAATCAACAGGGCCAGTGTCTCTATAAATTTACCAACTGCTCCACCTACTTGGCCTATCGAATTGTTAAAAGATTCTACGCCCAGCTGTCCTTCGTACACAGCACCAGCGAATGATCCTACTGATCTGGCCAAAGTTTGCAAACTTTGGCCTGCACCTTGGGCAGCTTGTTTAAGTAGATAATCTGATTCTGTTCTTTGCCGCGTTGCTGAAGAAGCACCAGCAGTCAAATTAGCATAGCGGTCAAATTCACCGTTGAGTCTGCTCAACTGCGCCGATATTGCATTTACTTCGTCATTTAAGTCAGCCATGTATTGTACACCTATAAGTATTGTATATTTATAGGTGATTTATGACTCAATTTTCTAACCCGTTAAAACAATATTTTCGGCAACCAGCAATCTACATGCGTTTGCCCACAGGAGGAAAATATTGGCCAGCTGGCACCATTGACATACCTCAAAACGGTGAAATACCAGTTTACCCAATGACTGCCATTGACGAAATAACTTATCGTACTCCTGATGCGTTGTTCAACGGGCAAGCAGTGATCAGTGTGATACAAAGCTGCATACCCAACGTTAAAAATGCCTGGGCAGCACCTGCAGCAGACGTTAACAGTATGTTAGTTGCTATACGTTTGGCCAGTTACGGACATGAATTAGAAATTTCTAGCACCTGCCCCAGTTGCGAAACTGTTGAAGATTATGCTGTAGATTTGCGACATGTGTTGGATCAATTGAAATTGCCCGACTTTGAATCAACGTTACAGCATGGCGATTTAGAAATTGCATTTGCACCAGTCAGCTATGAACAACAAAACAAAAGCAATCAATCACAATTTGATGAACAACAAATGATACGAAGTGCAACTGATTCGGACTTGTCTGAAGATGAAAAACTCAAACGACTCAACGATGCTATGCGACGTATCACTGAACTCACAATTGAAGCAATAAAATGGAGTATCTCTGGCATACGCACTCCTAGTGCTATTGTTAGCGAACAAGACTACATACATGAATTTTTACTCAATTGTGATCGAAAATTATTCAACATCATCCGTGATCACGTGATCAATTTGCGAAAAATTAGCGAACTAAAACCATTGGACATCAAATGTGGAAAATGTTCGCATGAATATCAACAAACAGTAACACTGGATATGACAAGTTTTTTCGAGCCCGCCTCCTGAATTCCACCGCCGAAGAAATCTCAAAAATGGTAGATGATATGGAACAGGAGGCTGACGAGTTGCGACAACAAAGTTTAAAAATGAGTTGGTACATGCGCGGCGGTTTGTCCTATGATGATGTACTGAGTTTGAGCTATCGTGAACGCACTATGGTCAGCGGGATAATCAAAGAAAATCTTGAAACTACTAAATCTAGCAGATTACCTTTCTTCTAATGGATATTATCACTGTCACACGAGACATACTGGCATGGTCAGAAACTTTTGTTGAAGTACCGCACCCTGCACTGGGCAACTGGGCACCTTGCCCGTTTGCACGGCAAGCACGGCTTCGAGGAACAGTGGGCATATTTGTTGGTCAAGAACCATACTTTGATCTTGAATCACGTGCCAGCTTAGGCATGCAACAATACGAAGTGATCATATATGCATACGATCCTACAGAATGGATTCGTGAAATTTTTTCGCCTAGATTACAAGCAGCCAATCAAGACTTTTTACTTGCAGCAGACTTGATTGTGTTAGAAGATCATCCTGCAGATGTTGAAGATGTCAACGGAGTGATTATGAATCAAGGCAAGTATGCATTGAGTTTGGTACAAAGTTTGAGTGATCTTGACCGTCGAGCAAAACAGATGGCTGACAAAGGATTTTATCATTCTTGGCCAGAAGATTATTTGCAAGGACTATTTGAAAATCGTCAGGACCCAAGATGACTTATCAATTTGCAAGAATTGATCTTAGCAAGACCAATTATGAACCCGCTGTAGAGTGGCAGTACATCACAAGTCGAGAACCCGATGTGTTGGCCAAGTTAGATGCTATCTACAAAACTTATTGCACTTACAAACATTTTTCTAGTGTAATGCCCATGTTCCATTCTAGATACTGTGACCCAATGGCTGACTTGATTGGATATTATGATTCCAAAAAGCTGGTAGCATGGAGCCTGATACGTAAATTTGATCCGCACAATGCATTGTGCGACCAATTTGCATGGACTTATCACAAGCCAAAACTACGCATGGGAATAGAAACATTGAAAACAGAGTGTGCTATCTACAAACAGCAAGGATTCCAATACTTGTATCTAGAGCAAGCACACTTGTACAAGTCAGAAATAGACGGATTTGAAATATTAGGACCACTGGAGTAACACATGGATTTATATACAATTTGGGCAGACAAACAAGGCGATATCTCAGATCTTGAATGGGTCAACGGAATGAAAAGTTTTTTTGATCATTTGGTCAATGAAGACCGTATGGTCACGTATCGTATTACCCGATGCAAGATGGGCTTCCGAAGTATAGCAGACATGCCTGAGTGGATGATTATCATGGAGTTTCGTGACATGGGACAAATGGACTCAGCATTCAAACGAGTAGCACCACTCAAAGGTGAGCTCGAAGATAAACATCGCAGCTTTAATCAGTTTGTGTCAGGCAATATACAACATGCATTGTTTAGAGATTGGCCAGATAATAACTTGGATGATTAAAAGACTTGCTACGCAAGTCTATTGATTTCGCTATCGCTCATCAATGTTGTTAAGAAGTTTTCATGTAGATTGTTTTAGTCAGACGGAACCGTTTTGCACGGTTCCATCTTTTGTCCTCATGTGAGTTGTCACAGCCAAGACATTGGAAATAGGTGTTTTTACCGTGATGCTAATGGGCTCTGATCTTTCCCTACCTACATCGACTCGCTGGCAACAGCGTCTTAGACCTCGTTCCTAGTGTCTAAGTTTTTATAGCACGGTTTTTCGTATGCTAACATTCATACTATATCAATGCGTTGGGCGTATGGTTCTACCCTCAGACTCACTTCCGATTTTTCAGGATAGTCAGATCTACTGACGGGAGTGCATCAATATGTCACGTGTCCGGTTATTCCCCGGTTTTTCCACAGCGGTATTACAAACTGGCCCGCCAACCTTAGGTGTTAGATTAAAATGCTTCTCTTGGAAGCCACTTAAGAAATTTATTTTTACAAGTGATACAGATAAGTTTGCCTGCGTGTGGTCCTGACTGTAATTGGATACGATCTAATTTGTGATTTACATGGATGCCTAAAAACTGCTTTTCTTTGTCTGACTGTTCTTGTTTATGTTTTTGCTGTTCGTGCCAGTTCTTGTCAAACCCTTCTTTTGGATTTGTCCAGTACTCGGAGTTCATGGTACTAGTCCAATTTTGTCGATTCCAAACAAGTTTGGTCATATTCGATTTAGAATTTGGCGGCCATGTACTCTTACCTGTATATGACCGTTGTAATAATCTTGTGATTCCAATACTCGCCTACTGAATTGCTCTCGTGCCTCAATGTATGAGCATTCACTCTTGCTTGCACAGTAGTAGAGTATCTCTCTGGTAAAATTGATAGTGCCTAGTTGTTCAATGTCTGCGGATAGTTCTGCGCTGGACCCATAATATTGTTGCCAATCAGAATCAATCTTGCTTTGTATCCGTTTTTTCTTTTTGATGCCGTTCTTTTGTTTGATTACTCGATAAGTTGTTTTTGAGAACTTTGCCAGTTTTTTGCCTATGTATTTGCGTCCAGATAGATTATTTGTGATCAAATAAACAAATCCCACACATGTTTCGGGCAATGTCTCCACTGGGGTGTTTTGATATAGCCATGTCATGTTGCAGTTTTGTTAATTGTGTCATATAGTTATGCTGCCTGTGGTGATTGTTGTAAAAATCTTGTGATTATTGTAGTTGTGTTTCTCGTCGCCATTGGTTATTAAAATTGGTTCTTAGATCATGTGTTCCACAAGCTGTTTGGCAGATTGTGTTGGGGGTTAAAGTTTTCCAAGTCACTTTTACTTGCTGTATATCTTCTATCACATTAAATTGTGATCCACCAATCCAACAACACGGACTCAATCGTCCTTGTGCATCTATATAAGCACTTTTTTCAGACAGCACATGACACCGTATAGCACCCACACCTGATATAGGTGGTTGCCAGTTTAGTGGTGACTGTAAAGTATTGGTAAATCCACGATTTGAAACTTTTGCACGGAACCAAGAGAAGCCCATGGCTCGAGCCAAAGATTCGCATTCTTCTACTTGATGTTGATTGTGTCGATACACCAACATGTCCCAATGTGCTGATCCTCCAGCAGAAATATAAGCATCAGCGTTGGCCATAAGTTTTGACCAATCAACTCCGCGCCGATATGTAGTGTTGGTATCTTCCAATCCGTCAATGCTGAACACAACATAATCGAGTGGCTGGTTAAATATCTTTCCTAATTCATGCCACCAAAATGTGTTCTGTATAGCACCATTGGTATTCATACCCAATGTGATGTCTGGGTTAAGATGACGCAACCATTGATAGATATCCAAAGTGTTTTTAGCAGCAGCAGGATCACCGTAAGTACCACACATGAATGCTTTGTCAAGACCGGATATTACACGATCACTGAAATGTTTCTGTATTTGTGGAACTGTGAGATGGTGTTGTTGTTTTTTATTAAACAAAGGATCAGTTTCTCTGGCACACAATGGACATGCGGCTTGGCATACATCCGTGGGCTCTAAATGCAATACTTTTATTCTACGCAATTTCTACATCCGACTATTTTCTCTAAACTCAACAAAATATAGTATTTTTTCATGTGTGCTGGATTTCTATATTGTGTATCAAATTTTTATTACGCAAATGATAAAAAATTGGAGTTATAAAATTATAACAAAAGACTCCGTTTTTGTGCAAAAAACCATAAGTGTTTTCAACAGTATTGTTTTGAGTAGTGTAAATTCCATACTGCTTACAATTGTTACTGATGTCAATCTCGTCAACAGTCAATGTATCTATAATAACAGATAGATCTTCAATTATTTTACCATCTTTGTCAATCTTAGTGTCTAATTCAGACTTGTTTAAAAATATCACTTCCAAAGTGTTTGCTCCAAATGTTGGATATCCATTAAATTGGTTTTTTTCATTAGCTAACTCAATTTGGTTTAATCGTACATAAAATTCTGGATTTTTGTCAGTCAAACACATTACTTTAATTTTGAGACATAGAGAATATTTTTTTTGCATTGTGATTTTTATACCATTCTAATTGTGTTTTTACTAACCAAATTTTTTGATTCAAATTATCAGTATCCTCACTGGTCATTTGAAGAGATTTTGCTAACTCACACAGTTCAATAAATCGATTGACCCGAACATCAAACGTATTTTTGGTATTAGACTTGCTAACCCACGAAAACTCAGTATACCCTTCAATATTAACTGTGTTGATCCCTAGATCTTTATACATCTGAGTATTGACCATTGGTGTATTCTGAAGCATTAAAAAAGTTCCTATAGGATCTATTTTTAATAAACCGTTACTTCTTGGGTGCCAATATTTTATTAAGTCAATAGTTTTTTGCCAGTCTTGATCAGTCTCTGTTGGATAGCCAGCAATTATATTCCAATTTTGTTCAATACCGTATTTGATCAACATACCAGTTGTATAATCTATATCTTGATCAGTGCTGCCCTTGCCCATGTGATTACGTACAGATTCACTGCCACTCTCAAGACCAATTGAAACATTAGCACAGCCAGCATCATACATAGACTTGAAATATCGTTCAGGCATATCTTTTTTGCTTCGAACAATAAATTGCCCTTCGTAGTTAATAACTCGAGGCAAATCACTAGCCAGTATTTGATTCATTTCGTAAAATGGTTTCAACCCACCGTTCATTAGACTATCTGTAAACGAAAAAAATGTTACAGAATGTCTACGATAAAGTTCAATAATTTCTTTTGCCACAGTAGATCCACTTCGAAATCTATACCGACCCCATATTTTTCCTACGTCACAAAACGAGCAGTCTCGAACACAGCCTCTGCTGGCAGTTATTGAAAATGTCAGTCCAGCTGCTTGTGTTTTATCAGTCCTCCAATAACTTCGTTTGTTTTTAGGATACAAGTCAAAGTTATAATCTGAGTAGTCTGGAATAGGTAACTGTTCTAGCATTTCGTTGCTCAACTGTGGTTCAATTATCAAACCAGACAAATTGTTCTTTATAATTTTTGCCAAAGCATAATCGCCTTCGCCGAGTAACACACAGTCAGCTAATCCTGAATCCAACATCAAATCGTGCCATTTTTTTCCGTATTCAAATTGAATAATGTCAATGCCGTTGCCGCCAATGATGATTTTTATTTTATCAACAGATTTTAATCTAACAGTATAACATAGATCTTCAGTAAATCTCTGACTGTTTTGAGTCAAGCAACTGATAGCTAAACAAGTTGGAAAAATTTCAATAATCTTTGTTGCATAACTATCTATCAATTTTGAATACCAATCAAATGCCTCAACAGAGACTTTTAACTCTGGCTGTTGCATCCATGCAGTAATTTCTGAATAGTATTTGTTAGATTGATTTTCAAAATTAAACTCAGCTGATAGATCCCATGCTTGTGCAGATATCTGTTGTTGGCTAACGCATGATTTGAGCAATGCCGGTGCCATAGATGGGCCAAGCGTATATGTAAATGGTGCAGTTACTATTAGAACATCTATCATATTATAATCTTTGTATTTATTGAATTTCTATGTCTGTATTGTAACTGGTAAATCCATTCTCTTTTATAACTTTGAGTATGTTTTCTACCCTACTGGTCAATTCATCTCTATGACTGACTAACCAAATGCTTTTGTGACGTTCACGGCTCATCTTCTTCAGTAAAGCCAATGCATTCTCTACACCTTGTGTGTCCAATCCCGAATCGATCATCTCGTCAATAAACAAGATGTTGATGGGTTGATACAAACTTTCCCACACATCTCTGAAGGCCCAACTCATACTCAAGATCAATCGATTGCGCTCACCACGACTTAAATTGTCAAAGTCTAGTTCCCGGCCCAGTTCTTCAATGCTCACAGTGAGATCGTTTTGAAACTTTACAGTATGCGGCAAGCCAATACGATCAAGATAGTGTGTGAGCCTGCTGTTGAGATAGCTCAAGTTCTGATCAATGATCTTTTTACGCACAAATGAATCTTTGCTGGTCAACAGTTTGAGCAAAAACTCTTGATGTTCTTGTACTCGAGTAAATTCGTTCAAGGTATCATATGATACCACCTGCAAGGCTTGGTCGTTCATGTCTGTGATTTGTTCACTGTACGGATCTGTTTCTGCAGATCTTGTGGCATGATCTTTTTTCAATGTATCCACAGTGTTTTTGTGATTCAATGCCTGTTCCAAACTGTCATAGAACACTGAGGGTGCTGTGCCTAACACACCAAGTTCTCTAAGTTTATCCTGATGCTCTATACTCTGCGAGTCATTGGCCAACAATTGCAATGCAAGTTCTTGTAGAGTCTTTTCACGCTGTGCCTTTACAGTGTCAAGACTGTTGTCGTGTATTTCTGTACCGCAAGCAAAACACTTGTGGCTGGCAATTTGCGTGAGATCTTTTTCAATCTGTACTTTTTGTTTTTGTAATTTTGTATCGTCTGAATCAATTTGTCGTATCCAACGATTAGCATCGTCAATGGACTTTTTACGCACATGAAATGTTTCAAGATCTCTGTGTGCTTGTACCTCTGCTTCAATGTTGATGTGCTCAAGATCAGCAATGCCTTGTGCTAACGCAGCAACATCTTCTGTTTGTTTGCGGAACCACATGACTCGCCGTTTTTCTAAACTTTGAATTTGTTCTTCAATGCGTTTGTTGGCTTCTTGTACCGCACGTATGCGTAATTCTTCTGTTTGGATAGAATCTTTGGTTTCTCGATTGAGTTCTTTGATACGATCAGCACGTTCGCTTAATAAAGTGATACCCAGCAATTGTTCAATGATTGTACGTTGTTCGTTGGCTTTCAAACTCAAGAAAGGTGCTGTATAAGTGTTTAGCGCAACAATATGCTGAAACATATCGTGACTCATACCTAACACACGTTCTATAGCTTCTTGCGTTTCTCGACTGTCACCTTGTGCTTCGTCTTGTGCTGCTTGGTGTTCGTTGTTGACGTAGAATCTGAGCACGTTGGGTTTACGCCCACGTTCAATTCTGTAGTTCTGTCCACTCACACTGAAGTCTAAACTCACAAGCATGTGTTTGGCATTGGTCTTGTTCACAAGATTGTCTTTGCGGATGTTTGATAATGCCTGACCATACAATGCATAGCTTAGTGCATTGATGATTGTGGTCTTACCGGTACCATTGCGACTGCCGTCACCACCCATGTCCAAGTTCTCACCCAGTACCAAGGTAAGGTCAGATCGATCAAAGTCAATAGCCTGTGTGGCATTGCCCACACTCATGAAGTTTTTAACAGTAAGATTTTTAATTTGGATCATAAAGTCTTATTATACACATAACCCATGGCTTTTGCAACCTCAGGATGAGAGTCGGCAAAATTCTGATTTCGTAAGTGATCAAAATGTTTACAAAGTTTTGTAAATTCTTGACCATCTGAATCTGGCGCTGATTTAACATAGTTTAAAATATTTTTCATCTCAGGCCACGGATGGTTTTGAAATTTGTTAACAATCAAATTCTTAGCACCTGCAGTGAGATGTTTAAGGTCAAAGCCAATTGGATCAGTTATATACAACGGGTTTACCGTAAGTGACAATTTACTGGCCCACTGCAACAATTCATCGATATAAAAAACATTCATTATACTAATTGCGGGCATGATACTAATTTTAATATTAGGCAATTTGAGATTGATCAGTTGATTGATGTTTGAATCAACTTGGTTCCATGATCCTCCACGCTCGAGTTCAAAACGAGCACCAATATTGTCAATGCTGAAATGTATATCCACATGTTTGAATTTTTTCCAGTAATCAACAAACTTTTCTGGATAAACTGATCCATTGCTGTTGTAATGCAATCTTATATTTTTAGCAGATCCTTGGGCAACAGCTGATTCGGCTAATTTTAATAAAGGTTTGATTAAAAATGGTTCACCACCGTACATGTCTATGTTTGTTAACGTGGGTAACAATTCTATAATTTCGTCAATAGTTTTAGAGTCAGATTCGGCCCAGTTGACTGTTTTTATAGTGATATTACTAAACTTTTTTGATTCTTCTGCAAACAGCGAACTAGCCTGCGGCCCACATATGCGACATTTAAAATTGCATGTATTGCCTGGTTTGATATCTAAACTTTTTATTGTAGGCAAATCTAAGTCAACAGTCAACAACTGTTTTTTCAATAAACTCAAATGATATTTTCTATTACTAATTAATCCTCGATCTTCCATATTCCAACAATGGTTACACCCACTGGGACGGTTGCCGTCTAAAAAATTTTGACGTAACATAGACATTTTATCATTATAAAACGCATTGTTCAATGAAATATTATTAACATTGCCAATGTTTTGAGAAGAAACACAACACGGGCGTAATTCGCCTTGTGCTGAAACTTCAAGGTGCTGCCATGGCAATGGGCATAATGTATTTGGTACAAAAAAATTATCTTGTAATTTACTAGTCTCTTCAAATTCTATTTTTAAAGTTTGAAACAATATCGGATCTATAGATGTATTTTCTTCACGGACATCATGCGGACTGCAAATTAACACAAAAAATTTAGATACATCAATTAGATCAGCAGCCTGATACAAATGCTGTAACAATTTGTTTGATATAACATCAGTAGTATAAAAAACCAATCGATCGTTATTGTCAAACACCTCTTGATAGCATGATTGAAACTGTTTATATGCAGCAGTTGGTGTTACAGACAGATTTGCCAAATCAACAAAACATTTTAAAACATACTGCTTGGAAAGTGCCTGCTTTAATTGTTCTATCGATATCATAGATTTTGATAGATCTTCAGCAGCAGTTTGTTGTCGTAGAACTCGGATTCAATGTTGGTAATCTGATCTGTGACTATCTGATCCACTGATTCAAACTTGATCTCACCAGGTGCCATATCTGTGTCTACTGAACTATTCTTGTTAGGTATTAAGGCCATTTCTCTTAGACCGTAGTCCTTGATGTATGTTTCTTTGATAAAATTGGCTTCTTCATATGAAATTTCAATGTCCAAGTTTACACGAACATGCATCCTGGGTGCAAGTAATCCAGCAGCATTGTCAATGATGTTGGCCAGTCCTAGCACACGGTATCTGGGTTGGTCAGGCCAGGCATGATACACAGGATCCTGCCCCCATTCCAAAATTGTAAGCCCTCGTTCATCGTCGCCAGCATCTGCATAGTTGTGCGGAAATGCATTGCCAATATAAGTGATATTCTTTTTGGTCTGGCGTTTGTGAAAATGTCCAGTAAACACATGTTCAAAATTGTTGAAGTCTTCTCGACGAACTTCGCCATGATCTGGCATCTCTACCATGGCATTCATCAAGTATCCAGGCAGTTCAAAATGCCCAAACATGTACTTGCCTTTTAGCTTGGGTATGCGTTTGTGATCATCACCACACAGCCAAGGAGCAATCACAACATCGCCACTGCTGAACCAATCGTTACAGATCTCCACATTGGGTAAATGTCGTGCCCACTCTACACTTTGGATATCACGCTTGTCACGATAATATAAGTCATGATTGCCTGGAATAAACAACACTCGATCAAAATTAGCATTCATGTGCTCCAGTGCCTGCAGGCTGTAATGTAACGTAACAATATTTAAGCTAGCACGATTGTTGTGCCAGTCGCCAAGAAACATGCAAGTTTCGCAACCTTCCGCCTTGGCCTTGGCAGTAGCCCACTTTACAAAGTTTAGACAATCCTCATTGTGAGTAGTGCTGTTTGATTTGAGTCCAAAATGTATATCAGTAAAGATTGCGGCTTTGCGGAATAAGTTCATGGGTTGTAAAGTAGTTCTTTTAATTGTACACTAGTTGTGGGGAATATGTCAAGGCCGTGACACCGGATTTCGTAGCCTAATTCTCTCAATCTCCATTGTACATAAGATTCACTGGGAAGAGGCAAAGGATCCCATGCTGTGGATTTATCAGTTAAAATTGCATCAATGATTTGATTACAGATAGTGTCTTGATTGACGTATTTTTGTAATTTGATATTTTCTTCATGATATGGCAACAATGTAGCAATAGGACGGACAATGTCTAGTTGTAAAAAATCTACTAGATCTGTAAGTGTGTTTTCAAAATTATGTAGTAGATCTTTTATAAAAACATATCGACACTGTGATGATTGCCACTGATTGGGAAAATACCATTCCACCTGCGATTGCCATGCTGGCATAAGATAAAAACTTAAAAATTCTCGTTGAATCCATGGGTCAATATTTTCAATGGGTGTTCCTGAAGTGATTGGCCAACTGTTATATAATTTTTCTAGATCTACACAATATTTAGAAGGGTTCTCCCATATGGATGTCCACGGATTGGTTAGAATTTTAAAAATCCAGTTATTCAGATTAAGTACTACTGAGTCGGCATCTGGATAGAGAAAAATTATTTTATCAACTGATTGTAAAATTTCATCTAAACAGGATGAAATTAAGTCGTCTCTGAATATTTTAGGATGTAATCTAATAAACTTTTCAGGCCTTCCTTCTATTAGATATTCTCGCCATCCTTGAATATCCATTAAATGGTTGCCATCAAAATTATGGCTACTACCCGTCTGGGTAAATGGTATGATTAAATCATCAGTCAGACATAAATTGGTCAAACACCATTCAAGATATGTGCCATATGCTCCACCATTAAATATTATAGGAACGGTCATTCGTCTAAGGTGCTTGTAACCGGACCGCTCATGGCTTCCATACTAGCTCTGCCAGAATTTTGCCTAGTCCACGAAGGATTCAGGCCATTCATCTCCAGGATATCATCACGAATGTTTTGATTTTTCTTTTCTATATTCAAAATTCTAGTAAAGCTGTTGGTGATAGCAGCAGTGTAATAGGCAAAAGGATTCTGAGATTTTGACTCGTCAAACTGCAATCCAATTTGGCTCAGCTGTAACAATGCTTGTCCGCGCATTTCTTCGTTGTAAGTGTAGCCACGCCAGTTTGAGCGTGTGGCATAACGTTCGCACAGTTTCATAAACATGGTGGCTAACTTGCGAGTCATTTCTCCGTGATCTTTTGAAAACTCTCCAGTTTCTAGTGCACCGCGCCAGTGACTGCGGCCCACGATGAATGGAACTTTTAGTTCGTCTACACGATAATGTTCAAATGGAGGAAAGTTCAGTCGCACATGGTTCAAACTTAGCACTGGTAAATCTAATAGATCTGCCAATGGATCTTCTTCTTCCGCAGCATCGTCTAGATCCAAAATATCTTCCAGTCGACGACGTTTGGCTTTGGCTTCTGCTTTGGTAATTTTCTTTGGAGCCATGGGCACATGATCCCACATGGTAATACGAAAAACTATGTCTGTGTTGGGGATTTTTTTAGGATCAATGATCTCACCAGTTTCACGTTTGATACGATCTGCTCGGTTGCGACGTGCTTCAGCTGTGGTTCGTTGATTGATCTTGTCAAGACTAGGCAAAATAATATCAAATTGGTGATCCAAGCTGCGATCACGGTACCAACAATAGTTGTTTTTGCTTAGATGTATTTCTTTAAGTATATCTCTGTTGTTGAGATAGTTGACGCGGGGTGCAGACTTTGGCAATAAAGACATGAATTCTCCTGATATGTATTTATTGTAACAGATTTAACCAGCTTGTCAACCTTTATATAAACTATGCCGTTTTTGCACCTGCTAAATAATATACAGGAAAAACGATGGCCAATTACAATCCCAATGATGCAGCAGCATTTAACAAATTGATTCAAAATGGTCTCAGCACGGCTGATGCAGCTAAACAAGCTGGTATCACTCCCGAAGCTGCTAGCCAGTATGCGCTTGGTAACAACAACAATCTTGGCAGCTTGAATCCTGGAGTTGGCGCTGCTCCAGCAACTGATCTGACTACATTTCCTGTACAGCCAATTCCTCAGGCGTTGTCTGGACAACCTGCTCAAGGTGTACAGTTGGCATCGGCTGCACCGACGGTTCTCAATGGGACTGTGAATCGAGACGGTACTATCACTTTCTTCACCCCAGGACAGAACCAAACACTATCACCTGGACCTCCTACTACAACTACTCAAAATGTTGGTCCTTTTGCTACTGGCTATCGAGGTGTTGCCGGACCGTTAGAACAGGCGCCACCACTGCCCAACAACACTGTTGTGCCTGTTGATGTTACTGGGCCTCCTACTGCTGACAATGCTCCTAGAGCAACTCCTAGTCCTACACCAGCTGTAAGTAGCAACGGGCAACCTGCCATAGTTGAAAACCCTAGAGTAAATTCAACCACACCAGTACCAGCAGTAAGTAGTTCTGGCCAGACTCCCGCGGCCAGTGATCCAGTTCCAGCAACCAATCAACCTTTTACTGTGGAAGTTGTTGGTACTGGAACCAATCAAAATGCTGCAGAAGATGCACGTCTTGCTCGTGCTCCTGGCCCGGTGTTCAACACACCGGGTGCTGCACAAGACGGCCAAGGCGGTACCACTCCAGAGCCATTTCGTGTAGAAGTCACTGGCACAGGTTTTGTAGCAAAACCTGGCGAATTAGGAAGCACTGTTACTGCTCCAGAGCCATTTCGTGTAGAAGTCACTGGCACAGGTTTTGTAGCAAAACCTGGCGAACTAGGGAGTACCGTTTTTGAACCCAAACCAGTTTTTACAGGGCAAACAGATGAATTTGGCGGAATCCCTGCAGAGATACCTGCAGCCAATCCAATGTCACAAGATCCAATGCAACTTGCTGCAAATCAAGAAGCTGCGGCCAAAAATAACACTATCCAGCAGGCCACGTTACAGTCAACATATAAACAACCTGGCAATGGTGATTGGCGGTTCCGCATTAGTCTTGCTGAGGGTGCTGATTACCTTTATAAGGTACCGGATAACTCAAATAAAGCAGGTGGTGCCGGCGGCAGTCCAGGTATACTAGCACCACTAGCAACCACCAATGGAGTGGTATTTCCGTATACACCACAAGTCACAACCAGTTATCAAGCCAAATACAACACTTATGATTTGATTCATTCAAACTATCGTGGAGTTTTTTATCAAAGCAGCGGCGTAAGCGAAATCTCTGTACGAGGAGTGTTCACTGCACAAGATACTCGCGAAGGTGCGTATGTGCTGGCAGTGATACACTTTTTTCGATCAGTTACCAAAATGTTCTATGGTCAAGACAGTCAACGTGGCGCACCACCACCGCTGGTATATCTCACAGGGTTAGGCGATTATCAATTCAATCAACATCCTGCTGTGGTCACAAATTTTGAATACTCATTGCCTGATGATGTAGATTACATACGAGCTGATAATCCTAATAATTTTGGCACAGATTTGTTGAATCGCCGAGCAGGCGCATTAAACCCGCCGTCTAATCCATTGAGTGCTATTGCCACTAGATTGGGATTGTCGGGACTATTTCCAGGCGCCACACCAACTAAACCATCTTATGGTGCAGTTACCAATTCTGTGACCAACACAGCCAAAGCCACATACGTCCCTACTAAAATAAATATCAATGTGTCCTTGTTACCGGTACAAACAAGAGATCAAGTCAGCAAATTATTCAGTCTTAAAGACTTTGCCACTGGCAGTTTATTACGTGGAGGATTCTGGTAATGGCCACCTATGACGCAACCAGTCCGTATTACAATACACCATACTCGCAGTTCTATCTGGACAAAATGGTCAACAGACCCATACCAGCAGAAAATGACGATTTAAATTTTATTATCAATCTTACCTATCAGTATCGTCCTGATCTATTGGCTTATGACTTGTATGGCAATGCTGGACTATGGTGGGTGTTTTATCAGCGCAACCCAAACACATTAACAAAACCACCTTTTGACTTTACGGCCAATACTTTTATATATTTGCCAAAAATTAGCACATTGAAATCAGTGTTGGGGTTTTAAAACATGGCTGATACATGGAACCTAGCACCAGCTGACGCTGCCCAACCACAAACAACAACAAATTCGGCCAATGCTACACAAACATTAATTGAGCCACAACCTAATGTGCTGGACAAATTTGCCAGTTACACTTATCAAGCATCAGTGTATCTCATGACCCCTGAACAATATCGGAACTTGTTAAACAGCGACAACAAAACTATTCCTGACAGTCAATTGCTGTTTCAAAGTGGCGGCAAAACTGTTGGCAACAAATTTTTTGATAATGATTTTTACATAGACAATATCACAGTAGAAACTCAATTTGCTGGAAAACAAACTCAAGGCGCTCACATGGCCACTACTATAAAATTCACAGTGACTGAGCCTATGGGAATAACTTTGTTGGATCGTTTGTACAATGCAGTAGCAGATTCAATGCCGTCAGACTCTGTAGTAAATTTCAGTGCAGTACAATATTTATTGTCCATAAAATTTTTTGGATACGATCAAAATGGCAAACTATCTGCACCAGGAATACCTGCATCAGTTGGAACCACTGCTGACCCCAAAGCAGTAATTGTAAAATATATTCCCTTTATTTTAAATAAAATAAACTGGACTGTAGGAACCAAGTTGGTCACTTACGAAATTGAAGCATCTCCAGTGGGTCAAATCACCGGAGGCAGTACAAATCGTGGCACTGTGCCATTTGACATTGAACTTACCGCAAAAACTGTAGGAGAAATTTTGTCTGGTCCTGCAACCTATGCTGCTGCCAAAGTTGATGACAGTGATAACAGATTTGCACGACAAGGAACACCTACAGATGCAGCCACCAGTGCCGCAGCACCAACTAGAACTGGTGGAGCAGCCAATGGAGGTAGTCCATCTGCTCCACCAAACGCTGGTGCCACTCCTACTACTATCAACAAAACAATCACATCAGGGTTGATGGATGCATTGAATCAATTCCAACAAGATTTAGTAAAGAAAAGAAATATCTATACAATTGCTGACGAATATGAAATTGAGTTTGTTGATGCCAATGAAATAAAACAGGCAACATTGACAGGCCCACAGCCCAAAATAGACAAAAAAACTGGGGCCATGGCGCCAGGAGCTGACACTAATCCAAAAAGTTTAGATTCTAGTAAAATACCAGTGAACAATACTCAAAGAATCAAACCAATCACAGCTGGTCAATCAATCACACAAGTGATTGATATAATTATTAGAAATAGTCAATACATAACTGATCAAGAAATATTAATTAACAATCCTGATGGGTCAACAAATAATGGATCTCCTGCAACTCAAAAACCCATGTCATGGTTTTTAATCACATATTCAGCCACACCCATCGGCGACAAGATTGATCCCAAACGTAATGATTTTGCTTACAAAATAAAATACACAATAACAAAATATTCAGTACCAAATTTTGATAGCAGTTATTTTGCAGTTGCCACTTATCCTGGACTGCACAAACAATACAATTATTGGTTTACTGGACAAAACACATCTGTGTTAGATTACTCAGCAAATTATGATGCACTGTACAATCTGACATTGAGTGGTACCAAAGCTGGAGATTCAGCACAAGATTTTCGAAAAAAATATCAAACCAACAGCGCCAGAGATATTCCCAAATACACTTACAATCCACGAAGTACTCAAGGAGTTGGTTACGGTGACGGCAAAAGCAACGAGTCTAGTGCTAATGCTGCTGAGTATCTTTACAATCCAGAAGGATTGAGCAGTTCTAGACTGCGGATTGTTGGAGATCCTGCTTGGATACAACAGGGCAGTCTATTCAAGCCCATCAATGCAGATACGTACAAGGTTGAAGCCAAGCTGGGATTTTTACCTGACGGTACTATCTCGTTCGATAGCTCTCAGGTGCTGTATGAAATTGCCTGGCAGCGGCCTGAAGATTACGATCTCAAAAGTGGCCTAGCAGATCCTTACGCTAAAACTGCTTTAAAATATGGCGAACGTTTGCCATTACAAAGCAACATCTATCAGGCTGTAAAAGTAATCAATGAATTCCGTAATGGTCAATTTGAACAAACACTAGAAGGCACATTGTATTTTTACAACAAACCCAAAGCATCAGGTGCAACTACTGGTGCAGCACCAGGAGCTGCCAACCCAATGTCACAAGATCCGGCACAACGAGCAGAATCACAAGCAGCAGCTGATGCGGCCACCAGTGCGGCATCGCCAACAAGAACTGGTGGTTTAGCCAACGGCGGCAGTTCACCATTTACCTCAGCAGCTCAAGGTGTTACAGGTACAACATTAGCACCCATTGGAAATCTTGCAAACCAAGCAGGAATTAGAGATCCGCAACAATTGAGTCAATTGGCTCAACAAGTGCCTAACATTGTACCATCACAACCGGCAGAAAACGCAACCAGTAATGGACAACTGGTAGGACCAGCAATCTTAAATAGCTCGCCGTCGGTACTGACACCTGCTGTAGGGAGAACAACGTTGGATTCCTTGCAATCAAATCCAACAAACAATCCACCTTTTCAAACAATTAGAGACACATAATGGCACAAAACAACGCACGCAGCAGGGGAAAACCAAAAAATTATAAATTTGATCGCGGTGGCATACCAGCAGAATTTGGTCCGTTTACCGGCGTGGTAAAATCCACAGCGGATCCCACACGATCTGGGAGATTGAAAGTTTACATTGAAGCATTTGGTGATGGTGGACAAGCTGGAGAAGATGATCCTAACAAATGGACCACAGTCAGTTATATGCAACAATTTGGCGGATCAACTCCACCAGCGGCAATCAATGACGCTGGCACAACCAATGCCATTGGCAACTATCCTGGAAATGAAAACAGTTATGGCATGTGGTTTACTCCGCCAGATGTAGGTATCACGGTGCTGTGTGTGTTTGTGAATGGTCAACGTGATCAAGGTTACTATATCGGGACTGTGCCTGAACAGGGACTGGGCAGCATGTTGCCAGCTATTGGTGCTACTAGCAATTATTCCATTGACAAACAAAACGTTAACCAACAAAAATATTTTTCTAAATCATCAATACTTCCAGTTACAGAAATCAATGTCAATAACAATGAAATTTTTAACAGTCCTACATTTTTCTCACAACGAAAACCAGTACATAGTTATGTGGCAGGAATCATGTTTCAACAAGGTCTTATCAACGACCCTGACCGCGGTCCTATAAACAGTACCAGTCAACGAGAAACGCCAAGTAGTGTATTTGGTATAAGCACTCCTGGATCGCCCATTTATCAAGGTGGTATGAAACCCAATGATATTCGTAAAAAAATTAATGATGGATCTATTACTCCGGGACAAGCACAAGTAATAGGTCGCGTGGGAGGCCATACCCTGGTCATGGATGACGGAGACCTTGAAAATAAAAATGCTTTGTTCCGACTAAGAACCAGTAAAGGTCATCAGATTACTATGAGTGACAGCGGTAACTTTTTTTACATCACTCATTCTAATGGGCAAACATGGCTAGAATTTGGAGCTGAAGGTACTGTAGATGTGTACGCTACCAACTCTATCAACATGCGTACAGCAGGAGATATAAATTTTCACGCTGATAGAGATATCAATATGTTTGCCGGCAGAAATGTACAGATTAAAAGTACCAAACGCATGCAGTTAGAAAGTATGGAAACCATGATTCTGGATGCTCAGAAAGACATAACGGTTTACAGTAAAAATACCATTGGAGTAAAAGCTGATGGTGTATTGACCATTAACAGTGGATCAGGCAGCTGGGGTGCTGGCAGCGAATTGATTCTCACTGCCGGCGGCATTGAACTTAATGGTCCAGCAGCCGGGCAAGTTACTGTACCTAATCCGGTGACTAAAACTTTGTTTACTGAAGTAAATTTCAATACCAGTAACGGATGGGAAACCAAAACTGACGGGTTGACTAGTATTTGTAGTCGAATAACCACCCACGAACCGTATCCTTATCACAACAAAGGTGTAGACGTGCCAGTGGCATTTGAAAGTGGCTATGCAGTACCTCCTGGCGCTCCAGACGTTCCGCCAGGTGTGGCAATTTCAGCAAACTAATATGGGAACATTTACATTTTCATTACCAAACGGCAAGTCATTCAATGTTGACGGCCCTCCAGGATTCAATGCTGATCAGGCCAAAGCAATATTTGACCAACAATCTAGTGCTGGTTCATTAATTGGTCTCAAACCCGGTGCCAGTTTGAGTGCAGCAACTCAAGCAGTCAGTGGATTGCCTTCTGCACAAGGTGCAGTAAATCAAGCATTAAGTGGAGTAACTGGTGCATTAGGCGCGGGTGTTCCTGGTGCTGCTGGACTTTTAGGAAGTGTTTCAAAGAACTTAGCAACAGCTGGTGGAGCATTGAGCGGTAGTCTAGCACCAGGTATATCAGGGTTAACAGGAGCAGTAGGACCGGCAGTTACTAATTTGTCAGGCGAAATTACAAATAAATTAGGTGCAGCCAGCTTGGCTGGTAGTGTTGGGTCATTGGCTACCACGGCCATTGGCACCATCAATAAAACCATTGGGTCTACCGCAATAACATCTCCAATCAACACAGCTGATTTTATCAAACAAATTCCTGCATTAGGTCCCATTGGCAGTATGAGCGCAAGTGATGTTAGTGGTGTGCTGGCGCAATCTAAAAATTTAGTAAATCAAGGAGTTAACGTTCTTAGCAACACAACTGGTGTAGGATCGTTTGGGTTGAATGTTCCGCAACTGGAAACTGCAGGAATTTTAAAACCAGGAACCGCAGCATTAGCTGCTGTGTCAGGAGCATCATTATCATCGGTGCTCAATAGCCCAGCGGTATTCACCGGAGCCAATGGTATTAAAAACATAGATTCATTGTTGTCCAACCCTGGGTTGCAATCTGGAGTTCAACAAGATCTCATGTCCAAAGGCACCGCAGCGTTAGGAGCAGTTGGTATTCCGGTAGGAAGTTTAAGCGCACAAGGTCTAGCAGGTGTGGCATTGAGTGCAGCTAAAAGTGTGCCCAATACTGAAGCACTGTTAAAAGGGTTACCAACCCCGGCAGATGCCAAAGCAACATTTAATACCTTGGTCAAAGACGGTTCTTATGCTGTGAATCTTGCACAAAGCAAAATAGAGCCAATATTTAAAGCTGAAATTGCACCAGTTCCGGCTGCAGACACAGTGGATCGTAGTACGTTAACTGGTGCTACTAACAGGGTATTAGGAAATGACAAGATACCTGCACCAGATTTTGCCACTGCAACACCTGATGTTGGTGCTATATCACAAACAATACAATCAGGATTTACTAACTTCAGTTCAGTTATTCAAAGCATAATACCAACGTGGAACGTGATCAATGAAAAATTAAAAACATTGGAGAATCAACAAGTCATATCTCAACAAGAGTGGATAGCCATTGACGGTCAACAACAAGCAGCAAATCAATCTTATTTAGATGGGGTAGCAACCTACTACGTGCCCGCGTCAACGGTTTACGATGGCGCTCCTGTCGAAATACAAAAAGAATTCAAAGCACTCAATGACAAAATAAGTGATCAGACCGACGAGTTAATAGGGTTGTCATTTCCAATTATCAAACGTATCAGACAGTTGGCTGACAAGATTTCAACCAACGTTAGCACTTAATTTTTCCGGTAAATACTTGTATGGCTCAAACATTTATAGGTTTCAACACTGTTGATCAAGTTAAAAAATTTACCTTGACTGATTTTCCATTGATCAAACGTGATCTATTGAATGCGTTTAACATACGTCAAGGCGAATTGCCAGGCAGGCCCGAATACGGTACAATATTATGGAACTTCTTGTTTGAACCCCAAATTGAAGAATTGCAGAACAGCATGGTTGCTGAAATACAACGTGTGGCCGGCGGCGATCCCAGAGTGTTTATTTCAGACATACAAATTTTCCCACAAAACAACGGTATATTGATACAGTTGGAATTAACAATAACTCCATCAACTGATGCTCAACGACTGGCAATATTTTTTGATATTGTGTCTAGACGAGCCAGTTACATTTAGGTATAAACTACGCAGTTTTTTGTGTCCATAAATAAACAATAAGGCACAAAAAGGTCAAAACCAATGGCAACAACTACTAGACAAACAGCAATATTCGGAGTAGAGGACTGGAAACAAATTTACCAGACTTACCGCGAAGCTGATTTTCAAAGTTACGACTTTGAAACTTTACGTAAAAGTTTTGTTGACTATCTGCGACTGTATTATCCAGAAACATTTAACGATTATATTGAAAGCAGTGAATTCATTGCCCTACTAGACGTAATGGCGTTTATGGGACAATCGCTAGCATTCCGCACTGATCTCAACACAAGAGAAAATTACATGGATACTGCTGAACGTAGAGATTCAGTAGTTCAGTTGGCAAATTTAATCAGCTATACAGCCAAGCGCAATACAGAATCACAAGGTCTGCTTAAAGTATTTTCAGTTGTGACCACAGAAAATGTTGTAGATTACAATGGCGTAAATCTCAGCAATGTAACTGTAGACTGGGCAGACCCTACCAATCCAGCTTGGCAAGAACAATTTACTGCAATCATCAACGCTTCTCTGGTAGATTCACAACGCGTCGGCCGTCCGGGCAATCGCCAAACTATCTTGGGTGTGCGTACTGATGAATATGGTATCAATTTGGTCCCAGGCTATTTGCCAGTGATACCATACAATGCAACAGTAGACGGTATTACCATGCCATTTGAAGCAATGACTAGTACGTCGGTGGGTGAAAATTATCTTTATGAACCCAGTCCTAGAATAAATCAAACATTTAATGTGTTGTTCCGTAATGATCAGTTGGGATTCAACAGCAACAACACTGGCTATTTCTTCATGTTCAAACAAGGTGTATTACAAAATCAAGATTTTAATTTACCTGAACGTATTGCCAACCGCACAGTTAACATCAACATTGAAGGCGTCAATCAAGAAGATCGTTGGTTGTTCCAACTGGACACAGTGGGCACAATCAACAGAGAATGGCAATTTACTGAAAATGTATATTCAGCCGCAGCTGAACAAATTGGAACAAGTCTGCGCCCTATATTTTCTGTGACCAGTAGAGCCAATGATCAGATTACATTGGTATTTGGTGATGGAGTTTTTTCAGAAATCCCAGTGGGCACATTCCGTTGTTATGTTCGTGCATCTAATGGATTACAATACATTATCAACCCTGAAGAAATGCAATCGGTTAGTTTGCCAATCAGTTACATCAGTCGCAGCGGAAATCTTGAAACTATAACATTCACTTGCGGTATTACACAACCAGTAAGCAATAGTCAAACACGTGAACCAATTGCAGAGATCAAGCAACGTGCCCCAGCACAATATTACACACAGAACAGAATGGTCAATGGAGAAGATTATAATTTATTTCCATACACTCAATACAACTCTATTCTTAAAAGTAAAGCCTTAAATCGTGCCAGCATAGGAACCAGTCGTTATCTTGACCTAGTAGACAATACTGGCAAATATAGTAGTACTAACACATTTGGCAGTGATGGTGGGTTATGGGAACAAAACGTATTACCTACAATATTGTTCACATGGAACACCAGAAATGAAGTTGCAGATGTTATAACAAATCAAGTACAACCACAGTTGCTTGAACCTATTGTAAAACAATTTTATTATGCAAATTTTCCGCGACAATCAATTAATACTGGCACCACAGCATTAAGCACCTGGCAACAAAGTACTACATTGGCCAACCAAACTACTGGATTTTTCCGCAATAGCACAGTCAGCAGCACTTGGACCAGTGGTACTCCTATACCAGTGGGTAATGTAGTAGGGGTCACCAATCCTTTTTATTTTGTTACACCAGGCGCGTTGATTAAATTTGTGTCACCAACTGGGTATTACTTTGATCGTAATAATCGACTGGTGCAAGGATCGCCGGCACGTTCAGATGAAAAATTAGAAATCTGGGCCAGCCCACTGCAAGTCATTGGAGATGGATACAACGGTGGCCTGGGCAATTTACCATCAGGTGCCGGCCCTGTAACACTGAACAACTTTGTTCCTACTGGTGCAATTGTTGACACAATTATTCCATTATTTGTAACAGATTTGCCACAAGATTTAGAAGCTGCAATCAATGAACAAATTGTTTTGTATCGAAACTTTGGCTTGGGATATGACAATGATGGGTCTGTAACAGGAACTCCATATTCTTGGTACTTGATTACCAGTACCAATCTAGATCAAAACGCTGCTTGGAGTCAAACCGTGCCCGGTCTAGCTGGTAATACCAATGGAGTTAATTCAGATGCCAGTTGGTTAGTACAATTTGTCACAGTAAATCAAAATTATACTATCACGTTCCGCGGATTACAATACAATTTTGGGTCTGTGCTACAAACAAGATTTTTCTTTTACGAAGGTCAAAAAGTATACGATAGCCGCACGGGCACAGTAATCAAAGACTACATTAATTTACTAGCAGTCAATACTCAACCAGACTCCACTGATCATTTGCCCGGTGACGTTCCTGTTACCATCATTGGCCAACCTGTGGAAAGTGATGGTTATGTTGATGACTTTCAGGTGTTGGTCAGCTATAGAGATGCTGACAGTGATGGCATTCCTGACAACCCAGACTTTTTTACAGAAATTGTAGCACCCACAGTCAACGCCAATCAGAAATTTGTATTCTTACAACAAACAGTAGATTTTGACAATTTACAACGTTATCTATTGGTAGAACAAGGTCGCGTAAATTCTGACTATGCAACCATAGATGACATTGAATTGGTCAAAAGTGAATGGTCTCCAGGACAGGTATTTTACGCATATGACCAAGATTCATTCTATGAACTTAGTATATCAGTAACCGGAGCACGCACATTGGTAGCTGTCACAGGATGGATTGCTCGTGTGGGCCGTCAAGACTTGTACTATCAATATCGTCACAATTCCCCATTGACCAATAGAATAGATCCAGGAACTACAAACATTATTGATCTGTATGTGGTGCCGCAGGCTTACTACACTGCTTATCAAAATTGGATTAGAGATACCACCGGTACTGTACCAAAACCAAACATTCCTACCATTGACGAACTCAATACTGCATATCAAGGATTACAAAATTACAAAATGATCAGTGACAATATTATTTTAAATCCTGTGACATTTAAACCTTTGTTTGGTATGAAAGCAGCTACTGAATTACGTGCTACCATCAAAGTGATACGTGCGGCCAATAGTACTGCAAGTACAAGTGAAATCAAAAGTTCTGTGGTAGCAGAAATGAACAATTATTTTAGCATTGACAAATGGAATTTTGGCGATACGTTTTACTTTTCTGAACTGGCAGCATACTTGCATCGTATGTTAGGAACTATTATTAGTTCGGTGGTATTAGTGCCATTGAACTCACAAAAATACTTCGGTGATCTGTATGAAGTAAGATCAGCACCAAATGAATTGTTTGTTAACGCAGCTACTATAGATAATATTGAAGTGATTGACGCACTTACCAGTACTAATCTACGTACAGCACCGGGCAGTGGAGTAATTTAATGGCAACTGTACGCTCGGTAGATTTACTCCCACAAATATTTCAAACTGAAACCAACAAGCAGTTTTTAGCTGCTACATTGGATCAACTCACACAGGAACCTAAGTTCAAAAAAACACAAGGATTTATTGGACGTACAGTAGGGTTTGGTGTTAACCCCAATGACAAATATGTAGTTGAGCCAAGTGCAGTTAGAAAAGATTATCAACTAGAGCCAGGAGTAGTCAGTCTGGTGCCTGATACAGACACTATCAAAAATGCTATCACTTATCCAGGAATCAACGACGCAGTATCATTCAGTGGTGGAGACGGCAGTCGTCCAGATCGCTTGTATCAAAGTGAATATTACACTTGGGATCCTTTTGTAGATTTTGATGCATTTGTAAATTTTAGTCAATATTTTTGGTTGCCAGCAGGTCCAGACCCAGTGGATGTTGCAGCTTCTACCATTCCTACCACTGATAATTTTTTTGTCACGCGAGAAAATGGGGTTTACACATTTTCGGGAGTAACAGGAGAAGATCCTGTTATTGATCTAGTACGTGGCGGAAACTACACTTTTCAAATAGCACAAAACAACAAAGAGACTGTGAATTATCGTGTGAATAATTCAGGAACTTCGGCATATCTATTAGATGGCTTACGAAATCCAACTCTGACACTGGCTCGTGGTAACACTTATGTGTTTAATTTGGTATTTGATGGAGATTTTCCTTTTTGGATTAAAACTGCACCAGTAACAGGTCTTGAAGACATATACAACACTGGAGTTACGCGAAACGGTGCCCGCACCGGCCTAGTCACATTCACAGTACCACAAGACGCTCCTGATATTTTATATTACGCTAGTCAGACACAACTCAATATGCAAGGCACATTGAACATTGTTGATGGCATTGCAGGAACTGGACCAGGATTTTGGATACAAGCATTCCCGGGAATAAATGGCAAGGATCCGTCTAACCCAAATATCAGTTCAAGAGATGTATTAGGTGTTACTAATAATGGTATTGATCTTGGTACCGTGACATTTTACGTTCCTCAAAAAACTGCACAAGACTTTTATTATTCACTAACACCATTTGGTGTAAATTCCAGTGGCACAGTGGTCACCCCAGTTGACATAATATGCGATTTAAAATTTGATCAAGTTAACAATCAACCAGTGGATGAATTTTTGGCCAAGTACGGCGGCATAGATGGCACAGCAAACTTGAATGGTCGCACTTTGGTATTCACAGAATCTCAAACTGATGCCCAAGACGGCGGCTGGCAAGCAACGTCATTCTATGACCCGTTGCCACAATCTAGTAGTTATAATGCAATAACTGGTAGCTATGACACTACAACTTTTAGTCAGACTGGAGAGGTATTGCCGGATGCTCGTTATCAATTGTGGCAGATCAAGTATGTAACAGTAAACAACTATACTTACATCTCGTTATCCAAAGTAGCTGATATTCCAATTCTGAACAAATTCAAAGCAAGATACGGAATTACCTACAGCAACACTGAATGGTACAAAAAAACTGACGGAACATTTGAAAGAATGCCTCTGCTGACTGCGGCACAAGATACATTGTACTATCAAGATGGTACAGACCCAGAAATTTTTGGGCGTATAAGATTAATAGACCAAACAGCCGATACTACATTGTTCATTGATACTATATTAGATAAACCATCATATACAAGCCCCAATGGGGTAGTTTTTACCAATGGGCTCAAGGTAAAATTCATTGGTGATGTGTCACCAGCTACCTACGCATCAGGAACATCTAGTTTAACAGTTACGGCTGCTCAACCAGGCAGCAATTATCTAACTACTGAATCAACTGCAAATTTATATATTGGTGAAAAACTTATATTCATTGACAGCATTGGCGGAGTAGTGCCAGGAACTTATTATGTTCAAAGCCTAGCAGCTAACGGAATACAATTTAGTATTAGCACACAAAAAGGTGGAGGAGCATACCCACTGACACTAGGATCAACTAGTGCTCTTGCTATTGCAATCAGCGATCTAGAATACTATGTGAGTGGAGTAGGGACAGCCATTAAATTATTACCTGTTGAAATTTTTTCTACTCCAGAATCTTATGTAGTTGATGCCAACGATAGCACCATTTACATAGAACCTGACACAACAGATTATTTGACCATTAATCGTGCCGGTCAAGATCGTAACGCTTGGAGTCGAAGCAATCGTTGGTTCCACTCAGATGTCATCAATGCCACAGCAAAATATAATAATACCATAGCAACTTTTGATAACAATTACAGAGCCAAACGTCCAATTATACAATTTCGCGCTGACATCAGATTGTGGAATATGGGCACTAACGGAAAGAACCCTGTTGATATCATTGACTTTTCACAGACTGACGCTTTTAGTAATGTAGAAGGATCCACAGGATATTCTGTTGACGGATATACATTAATTGATGGTAGTCGCGTAATATTTGCTGCTGATACTGATCAAAATGTTAAAAATAAAATTTATGTAGTGTCATTTATTGTTCCTGACACAGTAGCACCATTGATTGCACAACCTGTAATTTCTTTAACACCAGCACAAGATGGTGAAGTGTTAGCTGATCAATGTACAGTGTGTTTATACGGTGATGTATCCCCTGGGGTAACGTTTTGGTTTGATGGCACTACTTGGATTGAAGCACAACAAAAAACATCTGTACAGCAGGCACCGTTGTTTAATGTTTATAATCCTGCTGGATATAGCTTTGGAGATCAAACAAAATATCAAAGTTCTACGTTTGCTGGCAGCAAATTGTTCAGCTATGCAGTTGGTGACACCGGTATAATTGATCCAATACTGCAATTTCCGTTGCAGTACCTTAATATCAACAACGTTGGCGACATTGTATTTGTTAACGACCTGTACAAAGATACTTTTTTATATGTAGTAGACAATGCCAGTGTGACGTTAGACATCAGTTCAGGATCTGTCAGAGAATATACAACTCGTGACACATATCAACGATTGATAGGCTGGCAGACTGCTGCTACTCCAACTCAAGATTATCAACAATTTAAATTTACATATACAGGTGCCACACTCAAATTGGATGTTGCTGTAAATGCACCAGTCAACAACACTCCTGCAATCAAAGTATATGCAGGATCAGAATTTCAAGCACCTGACACATACAGTTATCTAACCACATCAAACAGCACAACAATTACGTTGAACAAAACCTATGTTCCAGGCGATATCATTGAAGTGTTGGTGTTAAGCGATCAAACTAGTAGTGCAGCATTTTATCAAGTGCCTATCAATTTAGAAAACAATCCATTAAATGGCAACAGTGCAGAATTCACCCTTGGAACTATTCGCACACATTATGAAACTATTTGTGAAAATCTTCTGACTGTCAGTGGGCCAGTGAATGGCTCTAACAACACCAGAGATCTTGGTAATTTAGTTCCGTATGGATTGACTATCTTACAACAAAGTGCGCCATTGACATTGGCTGGATATTTTTTAAGGTCACCAGACTATAATATTTTTGCATCATTGAGTTTTGCTGACCGAGAATACAACAAATACAAATACCAATTATTAGATGCAGTAACAAAGCAAAACATTGGGTTTGACTCAATTGGACAAGTGTTAGATATTGCCATCCAGGATGTTACACTGGGCCGAGTGGAAACACAACCATTCTATTGGTCAGACATGTTACCGTCAGGCGCGGTATACACCACTACCACATATACCATTGGTTATACAAATACTGGTAGTTTTGATACTGTACAAGTTTATAATTATACGTCGGCCAACTATTTGGGTATGAATGTGTATCTTGGCGAAGTTTTACTTGTTAGAGATCGAGATTATATTGTAGCAACTGATGCTCCCCGAATCACAGTATTGATTGATTTAGCTGTTGGCAGCAAATTGATATTGCAAGAATACAGTGCCACATACGGTAGTTTTGCACCTAATACTCCTACCAAGTTGGGATTATATCCAGCTTTTGTACCTCAAGTGATTACCCAACGAACCAGCAATGGTAATGTACAAGTTACTCAAGGCCATGACGGATCAATCACTCCGCTGTTCAACGACATACGAGACCAAGTGTTGTTAGAGTTTGAAACCAGAATTTATAACAATCTTAAATTAGATGGCAATCCAGTACCGTTAACAATTGATGATGTGTTGCCCGGTCAGTTTCGTAACACAGGATTCAGTTACTCAGAAATTACCCAAATATTAAATCAAGATTTTTTAAACTATGTAGGAGCAAATAAACTTGATTATCGTACACAAGATTTTCGTGCCGCAAACGAGTTTACCTGGAATTATAGTAGTACCAAGAACAAACTTAGTAACAGTGAAAACCTATTAGGTGCCTGGCGCGGCATAAATCGATATTTTTATGATACTGAGCAACCACAATATACTCCTTGGGAGATGTTGGGATTTAGTAAAAAACCCCTATGGTGGGAAAATGCCTACGGCCCTGCACCCTATACTGGTGATAATTTGGTGTTGTGGGATGATCTAGCAGCCGGCTATGTAGCTGACCCAATACAACCGTATTTCCTTCCTGAATATGCACGTCCGGCCAGTATTAGCTCAACCGACGAACCGCCACGCGGTGGCATATGGGGACCTGGCCCATATCCTTCACTGGCACCAATTATACCAACCGGAGACGAAGGACAATTGTTAAGCCCGTTTAATACGGTAATGGGCACATATAACAATGCACAGTTTCAGAAAAGTTGGGCACCCGGCGACGGTGGACCTGTAGAAGCATCGTGGTGGAACAGCTCTAGTTATCCATTCGCAGTGATGCATGTGTTGGCAGTTACTCGCCCGGCTAAGTTTTTTGCATTGTTTGCTGACCGTGACTTGTATCGCTACAATGTAGAATTTGGACAATATTTGTTGAACGACCGATATCGCTTAGATGCCAACGGAGTTGAAGTTTATGGTAATGGTGTCAGCAAAGCCAGTTACATTGATTGGATAGTTGATTACAATCGACAATCAGGTATTAATTCCACAGACGTGCTCACAGCCGATTTGGCCAATCTTGATGTGAGATTGTGTTACAGAATGGCCAGCTTTTCAGACAAACAATATATCAAACTATACACTGAAAAATCCAGTCCAAATTCTACCAACAATACATTGTTGATCCCAGACGAAAGTTACAATCTATTACTTTATAAAAATCAACCATTTGATCGCACTAGTTATTCTTCAGTGGTTGTACAAAATGTTTCAGGCGGTTATGCAGTGTTTGGCTACAGCACATCTCAACCGTATTTCAAAGTGTTGGCCAGTAATTCTTCAGGGCAATTACGTACAATATCATCAGGAGGAGCTACGGTTCGTGTACCTACGTTCTATACTAATAACGTGGTCGAAGTTCCATATGGATTTATATTTGCCAATGAAACCAGTGTGTGTGATTTCTTACTGAGCTATGAAAAATTATTAGAACAACAGGGTATAACTTTTACCAATCGTGCCAATGGGTATCTATTAGATTGGAATCAGATGTGCCAAGAATTCCTGTATTGGAGTCAACAAGGCTGGGGTGAGAATGCTTTGTTGAATCTCAATCCTCTAGCAGCCAAACTCACAGTCACACGTGAACAAGCAGTGGTAGACAGTATAGTTGTACAAGCAATAGACAATGTGCTGCTGGATCAAAACAATAGAGAATTGCCCACACGTAATCTCAACATCACACGTATCAATAATACATTTACTTGTGAACCGTTGACCACACAAACTTTGAGTTTCATTGATTTAAAGTACACCAGCTACGAACACATGATTGTGTTGGATAATCAAAGTGTATTTGGAGATTTAATTTATCAACCTATCACCGGTGCTCGTCAGAGCCGACTGATTTTAATAGCATCTAATACTTCAGACTGGACTGGGCAGATTGATACCCCAGGTTTTATTCTCAATCAAAATAATGTAGAAGAATGGTCAGGACTCAAACGATATACCAAAGGTCAAATAGTAAAATACAAAAATGTATATTGGAGTGCGTTAAACATTGTACAACCCAGCGAAAAATTCAATTTTAATGAATGGACACAAAGCGACTACACACAAATTGAATTGGGATTATTGCCCAACTTGGCCAACAAAGCCAATCAATTGTCCAATAGTTATAATATTAATTCTGCCAATCTTGAAAGTGATAACGATTTATTAAGTTATGGATTGATTGGGTTCCGGCCGCGACAATACATGGCTGCGTTGAATCTAGATGATGTTAGTCAGCTCAATGTGTACCGTCAATTCTTGGGATCCAAGGGCACTATACTCAGTGCTGAGTTATTTTCCAATGCTAATCTTGGTAAAGAATCTGCAGATTACAGTATCTATGAAAATTGGGCAGTACTACGTTCCACCTATGGTGCTAATGCTAATCGTAGTTTTGTTGAACTGAAATTGGATCGCACTTACCTAAGTAGCAATCCTAGTTTGGTACAAGTGGTGTTGCCACAACAAACAAGTTCTGCGGATCAACAAATACTGTTAAGCAATGTATGGAAACAAAGTTATAAATTAACCTCGCCAGATTTCTTACCAACTACTACAACTACACCTACTGACATAGCATTGCCAACTGCAGGATATGTAAATTTAAATGATGCTGATATCACAGTGTTTGACATCAACGACTTGGCTAACATTGCTGCTAACCTTGATGCTATTGCAGTAGGAACATCAATTTGGATAGCAAAGATAAATGATTATGACTGGAACATATATCGTGCTCAAGCAGTACTTGGTACTATACAACACGTATGCGACAATCTAGATGGAACCAGTCGAGTAATATTCAGTCAAGCACATGGATTGGTTGCTGGAGACACATTGATAATTAAATTCTTTGACACTGAAGTCAATGGAGTATATCAAGTGTTAAGTGTGAGTAATTTAACCACATTAAATATTGCGTTTCAGTTTGCTCACAAACGTGCTGTAGCAAACGGAACTGGATTGGGATTCACATTGCAGACCATGCGTGTGGCACAGGCATCGGATGTGATTGATTTACCATATGCAAATGATATTGCAACAGGTGCTAAAGTTTGGGTGGACAATGATGGCAATGATCAATGGGAAGTGATACAAAAACAACAAGTATTTGTTGACTCATCACAAATCAGTCCATTGCTATTAGATGCTGGCGAACAATTTGGATCAGCAATTGCTCAAGCCACAGCAAGACTGGCCTTGTTTGTTGGTAGCCCACGCTATGGATTTAGTGGCAGCACACAAAAAGGTGCAGTGTATGTTTATGTTAAAAACGCTGGAGATCAATATGCTCCAGTAAGTCCAATTGCTGATGCAGATGGTATACTTACACTGGACCGCACTGGAGTCTTGGGCTATGGTAATGCTATAGATTTTGGCAATCAAACTTGGGCCGTAGCAGGAGCCAGCAAAAGTCTTGGACCCAGCAGCGAAACTAACAACGGCTATGCTGCTGTGATCTATCGTGATCCAGCATTAGGACAACCAGGTGTGAATCCGTTTGCTAATTGGCAATTATTGACACTGCCGGGAACCACAACATCAACCACTCCGGGCGCTGGAGAGTTTGGATATTCTGTTGCAATGAGTCTTGACGAGCGCTGGATGTATATTGGTGCTCCGGGATTAAACACAGTGTACGCATATGGTCGTGTGACCTGGGAAGATCAGATTGTGACTATACTTGGCGACGGAGTAACTAAACAGTACACCATCGGCAGTGCAATACAGATCAACAATAGTAGCCAACTGAAAATTTTAATTGATGGGCAAGTGCAAACCACTGGCTATTCAATAGACGCAGCATTTGATAAAGTCACGTTTACCACAGCACCTGATTCAGGTGCATTAATAAAATTCCAACGCATCAATACTCAACAACTAGATGCACAAACTTACTATGATGTATCACAAACATCTACTACTGGTACTGGAACAGGTGCTAAATTTACTATAATCCGCGTTCGTGGACAAGTGGGACAACCTGGCGCCACTTCTGGCGGAGTAGGTGCTACTTCATTGGGTTTGGGTTATGTAGTAGGCAATACCATAACCATTGCTGGAGCAAGTTTTGGTGGTACAAATAATATCGTACTAACTGTAACATCCATTGGCACAGGCGGTACTCTTGGTAATTTTAATATTGCATATACTGCACCTACCTTGGCCACAGTATTTTCATTGAATGAATATTTCTTTACTGCTACCAACATCTATAGTTTTAGTATCACAGTTGATGGTGTTTTGTATCGACCCAATATTGATTACACGTTTGATACTGTCACACAAGATTTAACATTTACTGGTACTGGCCCAGCAGCTGGTACTGTGATTATTGCAAAAGCACAAAGTTATTTCACCTATGTTAATTCTATCACAGCCAGCGGACTTGCTGCTGGAGATAGATTTGGACATTCAATTGCATGTACCACAGACGGACGTCAAGTCGTAATTGGCACACCATATAGTACACAAAGCACCAACGCCGAAGCAGGTTCTGTATACATTGTTGATCGCAATGTTCAACGATTTATCTACGGTAGTGACGGATCAACTGTGACTTTTACTTTGTTAGGTACACCGGTAGCACCTGTTAGTGTTATTGTCAACAATGTATTTTTAACTAACCAAACAGACAGCGTGATTGGTGCACCAAATACTTTCTATTGGAATGGTGCAAACACTGTCACAGTCAATGCTGATTTGCAATATGGTGATGTGATTGAGATTGAAACCAATCAATTTGCTCAAATACAAAAAATTACTCAAAACACGGTGGCCAACTATTCAAATTTTGGACAAAGTGTAGATATTTGTCCTTACAATTGCAGTTTGTATGTGGGTGTACCGCAGAGCAGTACACAGATTTACAAAGGCGGAGTAGTTGAACGTGATGTAAATCAAAGCCGTGTTTACGGTACTATAACATCAACTGTGGCCAATGCTGCATTGGCCGCCGGCAATACAGTACGTGTAAACAACATGGATGTTGCGGTGCCTACAACTTGGAGCAGCCTAAGCTCATATTATAAAAATGACGTAGTTTACAATTTATCTGGCAGCACTTATACTATCTATGTTGCATTACAAGATGTTCCGGCAGCTACCTTGTTGACCAATGTAAGCTACTGGAAATCAGTTACTACTACCATAGTAGCAGCCAGCATTTATGTACGTGCATTAGCTGCACAAATAAACAGCACAGTACCTAATGTTATTGCCACTGTTGATGTCAGTGGATATTTGACTATATCAGTAAAAAATAATAATGCAGCTCCTGCATTTAACAAATTACAAGTAGCACCAGGATCAGTTGGATCAGCATTTACTACATTGGCGTTTAACACATTTGCATTTACTCAAACTATATTCAGTCCTTACCCTGTAAAATATGCCGCATTTGGCTCAAGTATAAACATTTCAGATTCTGCTACTACATTAGTAGTAGGTGCTCCAAACGGTACTTTATATTTGATAACCATATTTGATGATGGTTATACAGATTTTGATGCGGATAGCACTACGTTTATTACTACAGTAGATAATAGCGGTGCAGTTTATACATATGATTATTTGCCAGGTGCAAACATGAGCGTATCAAATCCAGGCAAGTTCTTGTTTGGGCAACAAATTAACAACAGTGAAATAAATGCATTAGATTCATTTGGGGCAACTGTTGGATATGTTGATGGAATTTTAGTTGCCGGTGCACCAAATAATGATGTAGGTGACAGCACAGCAAATTATGGGCGAGTATTCTTGTTTGAAAACCCTACCCGCAATGCAGCCTGGACAGTGATACGACAACAACAACCGGTGGTAGACATCAGTTTACTCAATGGAGTATTTTCATATGATCGTATTACCAGTGCTACTACACAATTCTTTGACTTTTTTGATCCGTTACAAGGAAAAATATTAGGTGCAGCGCGGCAAAATATTGATTATATCAGTGGTATAGATCCTGCAAATTACAATATTGGTCCTAGTGGTATCAACGGTGCTACTTGGTGGGCAGGACACGTAGGAGAAGTCTGGTGGAACGTTAGTACAGTTCGTTTTATTGACCCCAACCAAGACGATATAACTTATGCCAGCCGGCGCTGGGGACAAGTTTTCCCAGGAAGCTCAGTGGACATATATCAATGGATTTTGAGTACAGTACCTCCAGCTAGTTATACTGGGCCAGGAGTACCTTACAGCACTTCAAGTTACAGTATCAATACCAGACTCAATCAAAATGGTATATTTGCTACCGAATACTACTTCTGGGTCCGTGGCATCACAACCACTGCTGTTCAAGAAGGAAAAACACTCAGTGTGGCCACCGTGGCACAGTATATAGAAAATCCACGAGCCAGCGGCATAACTTATATGGCACCAATCAATGCCAGTACCATTGCTCTTTACAATGCTGCTGAATACATAGTGGCGTCGGACACTGTGATCAATATATCATTTGATAGGCAAGCTACAGAAAGCAATGTACATACTGAATATGAATTAATTGCTGAAGGAAAGCCAGATGCATTTTTAAGTACAAATCTTTATCGTAAATTACAAGACAGTTTCTGCGGAGTTGATACATTTGGTAATAATGTACCGGATCCCAATCTCAGTCCAGCAGAACGTTATGGTGTACAATTTAGACCACGTCAAAGTATGTTTGTGGATAGATTTGATGCTCTTAAAAATTATCTCACAAGAGTAAATGCTGTATTGGCAAGATTTGTAATTTCTGAAAGTCGCAGTTTTAATCTGCTCAACAGCTCTGAACCTGAACCAAGTGCAGCCACAGGCTTATGGAATTTAAGGGTAGCAAACTTAGAAATATTAGGATTTCAAAACATCTATACAGTACCATTGGGGTATCGTTATTTGGTAGTAAATGATAGTAATAATCGCGGGTTATGGACAATTTACACTGTGGTGGCTAGTGATCAGACAGCAGGTGAACGTCAATTATTATTGTCATTTGTACAAGGATACAATACTGCTGATTACTGGAGTTACATCGATTGGTATCTACCAGGATATAATTCCAGCACCAAAGCACTGGCAGAAGTTCCTAACAAAGCTGGACTAAAAACTTTAGGGTTGCCAGTGGGCAGTAGTGTTCGCGTCACTGCAAACTCACAAGGTAAATGGGAAATATACTTGTTAACCAACACAGGATGGGAACGTGTTGGACTGCAAGATGGAACCATTGCATTTTCTGCAGAATTATGGGATTACCAAATTGGTAGATTTGGGTTTGACCTTGAAGTATTTGATGCTCAGTATTATGATCAGGAACCTGTGACAGAAACACGAAAAATTATTCAAGCTATCAATGAAGAACTATTAATTGACGATCTTGCTATAGAGCGTAATCTTGCATTGACATTGATGTTTAATTATGTGTTGAGTGAATTCTCTGCACCCGAATGGTTAGTCAAAACCAGTTTGATTGATGTGGATCATAGAATACGTGATTTGGTTCCATATCAAAACTATCGCCGTGACAATCAAGAATTTGTAATAGATTACATACAAGAAGTTAAACCCTATCATGTGCAATTACGTGAATTTAATTTACGATATAATGGATTTGATCAATATCAAGGAAGTCTGACAGACTTTGATGTTCCAGCATACTATAACACTTCACTACCTGTACCACAATACACTAGCCCTATACTGTTGCCGTACGAGCATGGCAATTCTGATGTTGCTAATTTTTTAAGCGATTTGCCATCTAATAGTGTGGTATGGTCCGAATTTCCATACAATCAATGGTACAACAACTATTTGCTAACGTTAACAGGCGTAACTATTGTTGATGGCGGCACAGGCTATACAGAACCACCATTGGTGATTGTTGGCGATGCTTGGACTAGTAACACAGCAGTTTCTATAAATCAACAATTATTTTATGTTAATAATAATGTAACTAATTTGTATACTGTGGTAGCAAATGGAACAACAAGCACAGAACCTCCAACCTTTACTACAAATGGCAGTCAAACTAATGGTACTGCAATATTAACTTATGCTGGTATTGCTGCCACAGCAACCGCAGTAATTAGTAGTTTGGGGCAAATAGTAGCAATAAATGTAACTAGTTCTGATGCAGTATATCGGTCAACTCCTAGTATATCATTTGATGGTGGTGGTGGTGGTGGATCGGGCGCTAGAGCCTACGCAGTTATAACTCCCGGACTTGCTCGCAGTTTCAAAACTACTATTAAATATGATAGATTTCAATATTTCAGTGATGTCCGAGATTGGAGTTCCAGCGGAACTTATCAAGACGGCCAACTAGTGCGGTATGACGATCGTGTATGGCAAGCTGCCAGTGCAGATTCTACCGCAGTAGTAGGCCCCGAGTTTAATACTGAAGATTGGACACTAATTCCAGCTAGAGACCTGACTGGTGTAGATCGCACGATGGGTATGTATGTGCCAGGAGTGAATCAACCCGGATTGGAATTGCCTTTGTTAATTGATGGAGTTGATTATCCAGGTGTTCAAGTTTATGGCAATTATTTCTTAGGAACCACCCCTAATGATGCCGCATACGCAAGTTCGTTTACAGACACTACATTAGGTGAAACTTTTTCTAGTATCAATGTAGACGGCGGCGAATTTGTAGGATTGTATGAAGGTCACGCGCCTGAAGAATTAGTAAATGGTGCAGAATTTGACACCCTGGACATGCGTGTGTACACGCGCCCGGGTGCAGATTGGAACAGAGATGGGCATGGATTCCAAATGGCAGATAAACGGTATCTGTACACAGCCGCAGTAACCAACGTATTCAGTTGGGCTGGACTAGTAGAAAACCCAGTAGAAATCTCAGTAGTCAATACCACTACCAATTTGCCATTGAGTCTAAACATTGATTACACAATAGATTGGATATTGCAGACCATTACTGTGTTAACCGTTGCTGACAGCAATATCATAAGCATTACTGCATATGAACTTGGTGGCGGCAGTCAACTATATCGTGGCAATTTTGTAGGTACAGGAGCACAAACCACAATTATTCCTGTGAACGCTGCTGAAATTATAAGTTTGGCAATATTTGTCAATGGAACAATAACAAGTGGCGCAACTTGGACTTCGTATGTTGCCAGCACTGATTGGAATCAATTGACCAGCTATTCATATCAAGACATAGTCAATGTTAATGATGGTAGTTCTGCAGAAACTTACTATCGGGCATTAAAAGATGTACCAGCTGGGATTGAAATTACCAATGCTGCATATTGGTTAGAATATGTGCCTACGTTACAATCAATTGTTAATTTTGGTACAGTATATAACAGTACCGATGAGATAGCATTGGTCGCATTTGGTGTGTCAACCATTGATGCAGGATATTTTGTGATTGGTAGACAATATACTATTACCAATGTGGGGACAACTGATTTTGTAGCCATTGGCGCAGGTGCAAATACAATAGGAACAGTGTTTACGGCCTCAGGAGTAGGATCTGGCACTGGTAAAGCATCTACATCATACAGCTGGAGTACACCGCAAACTCAATACATTGTGGCTGATGCAAATTTTGTCACATTCAAGACTACCACGTTAACTAATTCTTTACAAGGCAGTAATCTTGCCAGCATGATTGTCACACGTAACGGATTGAGGTTACAACCTCCTGAAGGACGAGAATGGATCAGCGACGGCAGTTCTTTGGCATTTGCTTTGCCCACTCGCGGTGGTTACAGCCAAGCTATTATAAATGCCACCACAGATGTCATTGTTTGGGTTGACAATATATTGCAACAACAAAGCATAGGTGGTGTACCCGGTGCATATAGCGTTACGCCATATGTGGCTGCCAATGATCGTGATGTAGTGTTCAACGTTCCGCCGCCAGCTGGTGCTATCATATTAATTGCAGTTACCACTCAATCAGGCTATCAATTAGCTGGCAATAGTCTACAAATTATAAGTGGCGTAAATCTAAATGATTTATTTACAGTAACAACTTTCAATGATACTTCACAATTGAACCCGTTGACATTGGTGTTTAATGGACCGGTGGTTACAGGCGTAGAAGAGTCGGATCCGTTTGATCCGTTGCCAAATGATGCTGCATACAATAACCAACCGGGCAGTTATGATTATGCCACGGTTACTGATACACAATGGAGTTTTTCATACAGCAAAGGGGCTGCTGTTTATGACAATCAATTCTGGTTAGAACGTGCTAATGTTAATCCAGCAAGACTTTGGGTTACATTAGATGGATACGCATTGACCAATAGCATAGATTACACTGTTGAAGGTGAATATTTGATATTGGCATCTGGACCAATTAAATCTAATCAAATAATGGTCATAACAGAAATTACCAATAGCGTTGTTCCGGAGGCAATGGCGTTCCGTATATTCCAGGACATGCGCGGTGTACAAGCAACATATCGTATTACACCTGCTACTACCACAATATTAACGCAACCACTCAGTGCCACAGACAACGTAATGTACGTAGAAAATGTTCTTGCATTAGGCCATCCCAATCTTGATGCAGGTGTATTTGGGGTATGTACTGTGAACGGTGAACGCATCATGTATAGAGACATTGATTTGGAAACCAACACCATCATTGGTCTCATGCGGGGAACTGCTGGTACAGCCGCTGCTGACCATGCAACTGGTGCTGCTGTTTACGATCTTAGTCGCGGTAATTTATTGCAAAGCAGCTATCAAGATTACATAGTATCAGACACCAGTGTTGGTGATGGATCTACCACAGTGTTTTATGCACCTAGCATAGCTGTTGACACCTTTGCGGACAGCAGCAGTGAAGCTCCGGCTATTGAAGTGTATGTTGGTGGTACACGCCAATATGCTTACAGTGACACAACTGCCACAAGTCAATACCGTTGGTTTGTGACAGATTTTGACCCATTGGCAGTAGATTTTGTTGTGGATGATGCGGTATATCCACCATTGTTTGCTCCAGTGCCCAACGTAGAAGTCACAATACTAGTGCGTCAGGGGGTAACTTGGTACCAACGTGGAATTACAACACCTAGTGATGGTATTGCTCTGCAAGATACAAATACTGTTGCTGCAAGGTTTTTACGTGGTTTATAAACAAGGTAAATAAAATATCATGCCAACTACAACGCCAATCAAGCCAGTCACGCCTGTACCAGCACCTCGGGCGACCAAACCCAACGAAAATGGGACAATTTCGGTACAAGCACACATGAGGATTTATGATCCCAAAACACAAAAAACTTATGTGGAGGGACGAGCATGATCACGCCCGGACTGTGCAAAATTGAAGGTTTTGTCAAGATATATGACCCAAATTCTGGCGAAGTTTTGGTAGACAAAAAAAATGCTATTCATTATGAAAACATTTCTATTGCCATGGCACAGACATTGAGCAATAGAGATTTGGGTTACATCTATTTGATGGCATTTGGTAACGGTGGCAGTTCGGTTGACCCTACTGGAGTAATCACATATTTGCCCCCGAATACCACAGGGCAAAATGCAGATCTTTACAATCAAACTTACCAAAAAGTAGTAGATGACAATTCAGCTGCTGACACAGATCCCGAAAATAATAAAATGACAGTTTTGCACACATCTGGAAATCTGTATACTGATATTTTGGTCAGTTGTTTGCTGGACTACGGCGAACCTCCAACTCAGCAGGCCTTTGATAATTCAACCAATTTCAATGGCGAATATGTGTTTGATGAGTTAGGACTTAAATCTTGGAACGGATCATCAAGTAATCTTCGATTGATTACCCATGTGATTTTTCACCCGGTGCAAAAAAGTCTAAACCGGCAAATTCAAATAGACTACACACTGAGAATTCAGACATTGAATAACATCAATGCTGTATAAATATTGATAACAGGAACAGGTAATTCAAATGGCATATACAATCAATCTAACTAACGGGTCAATCTTTGCTACCATACCAGATGGCACCGTTAACACTGCTAGTAGCATGACACTGGTGGGCAAAAACTATGCCGGCTACGGTGAATTTTTAGACGAAAACTTTATTCACCTGCTGGAAAATGCTTCAAATACCACTGCACCCGGATCACCTCTTACTGGGCAACTATGGTGGGACAGTACTAATGCATTGATGAAAGTATATAACGGTACTGCATTCAAAGTCATGACTGGGTCTACTTCGGCAGCCACAGCACCTAGCAATGTTATCACTGGTGATTTGTGGTGGGATACTACCAACGCACAATTGAAAGTTTATAACGGCGCATCTTGGACTGTGGTTGGGCCAGCTTATACTTCTGCTGAAGGAACTGCTGGTGCAATTCCTGAAACAATCACTGACTCAGGAGCCACACCACACTACGTAACCAGCTTGTATGTAAACAATACTCGCGTGGCCATTGTGAGCAAAGATTCTAGTTTTACTCCCTCCGCTCCTACTGTTACCACATTCCCTACCATATACAACGGTATCACTTTGTACAACACTGGTTCTCCAGTGTATGCAGGATCAGCAACCAATGCACAATTGTTAGATAATTTAGATAGCACCGACTTCATGCGTGCTACTGCTAACACATCAACCACTGGTACACTGGCAGTACTAAACAATAGCGGACTTACTGTGGGTGCTGCAAATGTGTTTGCAGTCAATACCACTACTACAGATGCCAACATCAAAAGCAACATCTCCAATGGTAATTTGGTAATACAAGCCAACGTCGGCGGCATCACATACAATGTGGCAAGAGCTGTGGGCAGCACTGGTGTATTTGCAGTATCAAACGCTATGACTGCAGGTACCACTGTATCAGCTGTGGGCAATGTAACTGGCGGTAATATCACCACAGCAGGACAAGTTTCTGCTACTGCTAATATTAGCGGTGGCAATGTTATTTCTGCAGCGGCAGTATCTGGTGTTTCTCTAGTTTCTTCTGGCAACGTTGACAGCGGTAACTTGCGTACCAGCGGATTGGTCAGTTCAGCAGGCAACATCACCTCAGCAGCCAACGTAGCAGGTACATATTTTATTGGTAATGGTTCAGCATTGACTGGATTGAGTTTGGGTGTTAGTGTTACCAAGTTTGTCAACGGCACTAGTGAAGGTAATGTTGGCGCCAGTGGCGGCAATATCAACTTCAATGTGGGCGGCGTAAGTAACGTGGTTGTAATTGATACCACTACCTTGTACACCAATGTGGTAAGCGCACAAAGCATTACCAAATCTGGAACCAATGCTGTTGGTAATATTGGATCTAGCACACAGTTTTTTAACACAGTATTTGGTAATATTTACAATGGTACTATTGTCAGTGTAGCAGGCAATATAACTGGCAGTAACATTAATACTGGTGGATTGATCAGTGCAACTGGCAACGTTATTGGTGGTAATATCAATGGTGGGGCGAATGTCAATGCTACCAGTTTGACTGGTACTGTAGTAAGTGTGAGTGGTAATATTACTGCTGGTAACGTATCAGGTGGCGGTACTGTTACTGCTACCAGTCTAACAGGTACTACTGTCAGTGTTAGTGGTAATATTACTAGTGGTAACTTGAATGCTGCCGGATTAAGTCTCAGTTCAAATGTGGTCAGTGCATTGAATTCAACTTCGGCTATCACAACCAGTGCAAACATAACTGGTGGTAATATACTAACAAGTGGGTTAATAAGTGCTGCTGGCAATATCACAGGCGGCAATGTGCTGGGCGGTGCCAATGTCAATGCAACCACACACACAGGTACCACAGTTAGTGTAAGTGCAAATATTACAGGTGGTAACATATTAACAGGTGGGTTGATATCTGCAGGTGCTAACATCTTGACAGGTGGACAAATAAGTGCCACAGGTAATATTACTACCAGCGGTGTTTTCAATGGAACTTTTGCAGGTAACATATCAGGCAATCTTACAGTGCCTGGTTCTAACACACAAGTGTTGTACAACAGCACTGGCAATGCAGGCGCAAGTGCAGGGTTCACTTTCAATAGTACTACTAATGCAGTGGTAATAACTGGCAACGTAACTAGTGGCAACTTGTTGACTGGCGGATTGATTTCAGCAACTGGCGGCATTACTGGCGGCAGTTTTACAACTGGCACCACAGTAATTGCAACAGGTAATATCACAGGTGGCAACTTATTGACTGCTGGATTGATCAGTGCAACTGGCGGCATCACCGGCGGTAGTTTTGCAACTGGTACCACAGCAAGTGCAGCTGGCAACATCACAGGTGGTAACATCTTAACAGGTGGATTGATCAGTGCAACTGGCAACATCACAGCAGGCAATGTATTAGGTGGAGCCAATGTTAATGCAACTACTCATACAGGTACCACAGTTAGTGTAACTGGTAATATCACTGGCGGCAACTTGAATGCTGCAGGACTGAGCCTGAGTTCAAATGTGGTCAGTGCATTGGTATCTGCCGCCAACATCACTACTAGTGCTAATATTTCTGGTAATTATGTACTGGGTAATGGTGCTTTACTAACTGGTGTTATTACCAGTGTGGCCAATATCAACAGCGGCACCAGCAATGTCACAGTGGTCAGTTCAGGCGGCAATATCACAGTGGGTGTGGCCGGAACTGGTAATGTGGCTGTTTTTGCGTCATCTGGTGAATACGTAACCGGTGTAGTAAGTGCTAGTGGCAATATCACTGGCGGTAACTTATTAACTGCTGGATTGATCAGTGCCACAGGTAATATTACTACCAGTGGCGTTTTTAATGGAACTTTTGCAGGTAACATATCAGGCAATCTTACAGTGCCTGGTTCTAACACACAAGTGTTGTACAACAGCAATGGTAATGCAGGTGCAAGTGCAGGATTTACTTTCAATAGTACTAGCAATGCAGCAGTGGTAACTGGCAACATCACAGGTGGCAACTTATTGACTGCCGGATTGATCTCAGCAACTGGCAGCATTACCGGCGGTAGTTTTGCAACTGGCACCACAGCAAGTGCAGCTGGCAACATCACAGGTGGCAACTTGCGTACCGGCGGATTGATCTCAGCAACCGGCGACATCACCGCCGGTAGTTTTACAACCGGTACCACAGTAATTGCAACAGGTAACATCACAGGTGGCAACTTAATTACTGGCGGTTTGGTCAGCACTACCAGTATCACTAAAACTGGCAGCAATGCTGTTGGTAATATTGGCAGTTCAAGCAACTATTTCAATCAAGTTTTTGCCACAGCTACCACAGCACTATACGCTGACGTTGCTGAACGCTTTGCTGCTGATGCTGTGCTAGAACCAGGAACAGTGGTTGAATTGGGCGGATCAAAAGAAATTACCCGTGCCATAACTGACCTAAGTGAAAATGTATTTGGGGTTATCAGCACCAGACCAGCTTATACAATGAATGGCGGTGCAGGCGAAGATGCAACTCATCCAAAAGTTGCCATGACTGGTCGCGTTCCAGTCAACGTTATTGGTATAATACGCAAAGGCGATCGATTGGTTTCTGCAGGAGCAGGACTAGCAAGAGCAGCCCAACCGGGCGAAGCTACTGCATTCAACGTAATTGGACGCAGTTTGGTAGATAAAAATACTACAGAACAAGGTACAGTCGAAGCCATTGTGACCATTAACAATTAAACAGGAATAGAACAATGACTTATTCATCAGGTGGCTTGATCCAATCAGCAGACTACAACGGGTTTGTTGGTCCCACTGCCAGTGGCGGCACAGCCAATGCAAACATAAATGATATTTGGGGTGCGGGGTCTGGAGATAAAGGGTATGGGCAAACTGCGGTGTCTAACTCCAGTGTTGCTGGTACCATTACTGCTACCCAATGGGCCAGCTTGGTCAACACGTTGACCGCGTTGGGCACTCAAACCAATACTACCATCACGGCAAGATCAGCACCAACCGCCGGCAGCACAATTGGTATTTTATCAGCACTCAACACAGACCTTACGGCTGTTACTACCAACAGAGCTAACGCAGTTGCACAAGGCGCACAATATACATCATGGACTGGAACCAACAGTAAAATTGCTGCTACATCAGGTGCTGCTTGGACCATTACATTTACAAATACTGTGACATTTGCAAGTGCAGCCGCTGCTCGTTATTTTTTCAATGGAGGCGGGACTATTTCCTTGCTACCTTCCAAAACTAGTACAGGTGCAACCGGTGATCCTCCCTGGAATGCTATGGCCACAGCCGCTGGTACAATCGTGTTTAGTGGTATAGCGGCCAGCCATACCATTGCAGGAACTGCATATACCGGAACTACCAAAATTGGCGGATCAGGAATCAATACCACACTAAGTACAGCTACAGGATTTTATGCATTGACTGCAGGTGCTGCCGCTACTATTATTTTCAAACAATTTTCACCCACTGCTCCGTATACTACTGACTTTATACAACACAGTGTGGCACTGGATGCCACTTCGTCAATACTTACATTTACCACGCTTTGGTCGGCCAACGATTCGGGACCGGGTAATCCTGACCCAATCACAGGCGGAACAGCAGCATCGGGTGCCACTCCTGGTACCGCAGCCTGTACCATTTGTACTTATAAACCTCCTAGTTCCACTTACCTGACTACTGCAAGTTGGGGAACTCCAACGGTGGCAGCTACCACAGCTTAACCAAAAGGGCCAATTGGCCCTTTACTTTTGATCACATATTGTGTATAATGTACACATGGATACAGAAGATTTAATTGCTCATGCTCGATCTAGATTCAATCACGAATCAGCTAGACGACTACTCAAAGAAAAATATGAGGCTCGAATGTTGTTTGCTCATGCAGGTGGCATGTGGCGCGCTGATCCTGAACTGCTGGTACTATTGGCCACAGTACCTCCTGGTGATGCAGTAATACTAGATTTGTACGAAAATCCTATCCAGGTCAACCCAGAACTACTACGTGGCCTGGCCATGCAACGATGGCAAGAACAAATGAATGCATGGTTGATAGAACACGAACAACTGAACCAGCAACGATGACCACCGGTGCATTGATATTTGCATTTAACAATGAAAAAACAGACTACGTGGCCCTGGCAGCCTGGTCTGCAGCCAATATACACCGGCATCTTGAAATTCCAGTGGCAGTGGTCACAGACAACAAACATCATCCTGAACTGGCAGCATTTGATCAAGTTATCTTTGCTGAACCTTCTGCAGGCGGAACAAGGAATTTTGAAGATTATGCAGCCACAGTGACTTGGCACAATGCCGGTAGGCCTGATGCATACAATCTCACACCATGGGATAATACTTTATTATTAGATGCAGACTACATAGTGGCCAGCGATCAATTGCGGCATACTTGCACTAATGGTAGAGATTTACAAGCCTACTCAAGATCAACAGATGTGTGTAACAATCAAAATTTAGATCGGTTTGGTAATCCCCCAATGAATATGTTTTGGGCCACAGTAGTGCAATTTCGTAAATGTACTCGGGCACAATATGTTTTTGATTGCATGAATATGATCAAACAAAATTGGCAACATTATAGAGATATCTATCACATTCACAGCAGCACATATCGCAATGACTACTCGCTAAGTATAGCAATAAACATTGTGAATGGTCATGTGCCGCACACCAACAACAATTCAATTGCTGGAGTATTAGTAAATGTGTATCCTAGCAATACGCTAACACAAATACATGAAGATTGTTATCGTGTGGCATGGACTGGTTCAAACGGAAAAAAACATCATGTGGAGTTAACAAACCAAGATCTACATGCCATGGGCAAAAGAGATTTAGAGGTCATAGTTGAAAATCATACAAGAACAAGGCTATCTAATAACAGCCTGGAACTCAGCCACAGTTGATTATATAAACTGTGCAAGATCATTAGTTCAAACATTAAAACACTGGCATCCTGATGCCAAAGTGTGTTTGGTCACGGATAGAGATATTGTTGATCCGGTGTTTGATTACATACATGTGATCACACGTACCAATCTTGACAATCCTTATGCTGATGATTGGCAAATATTCTATCAATCTCCATTTCGTGAAACTATCAAACTAGAAGCAGACATGTGGATTACCAGTTCAATTGATCACTGGTGGAATTTATTTCGCAAACGTGATCTAGTAATCAGCACAGGTTGTAGAGATTGGCAAGATCGACCCAGCACAGCAAGACACTATCGTAAAATATTTGATGCAAACAATTTGCCCGATGTGTACAATGCCATCACATACTGGAGATTGAGTACAATAGCAAAAGAATTTTTTGATTTGGTACACAGTATATTTGAAAACTGGACTGAATATCGCAAGCTATTGAAATTTCCCGACGAAACGCCGTCAACAGATTTGGTCTATGCAATGGCAGCGCAGATCATTGGTCCCGAACTGGTAACATTGCCATTTACCACATATCCTAAAATAGTTCATATGAAACGACATCATGCTGGCACACAAACAGAAAATTGGAAAAAAGAACTAGTTTGGGAATGGGATCACGGTAGTTTACGTGTACAGACAGTAGCACAATCAGGAGCGTTTCATTATTATGTCAAACCAACCTTTAACTGAAGAAGAATTTTGGAGTATCTTGGCAGACATACCGGAGCCAAAACCAATTTTCTTTAGATTGTATCATGATGATCGTGGGCATGTATTATTCTACAGCATGGAGGATGTTCCAGGTACATACATCGAAATTGATGCTGAAACTTTTGCGTTATCACCTACAAATGTAAGAGTACGCAATGGCCAACTGGTTGAAGTTACATGGGTATCTAGTGAAAAACTCCAACCAATGGAAACTGGCACGTCTTGCTACCCCACTGACATAACTGTAGTGGTTTTGCAAAACGATCCGCACATTAAATGGAGCAAAAAAACATATGAACAAAATTGACACAGCAGATTTAGACTGCATTTATCTAACCTACGACGAACCACAACGAGAAGAATTCTGGGTCAAGATCAAAAACATGATTCCTTGGGCCAAACGTGTGGATGGCGTCAAAGGGTCAGACGCAGCACACAAAGCTGCCGCTGCTGCCAGTGATACCGAACGTTTTATTCTAGTAGACGGTGATAACTTACCATCTGCAGATTTCTTCAACAAAACATTAGAATTCCCCACAGCTGAATACGAACAAGCAGTGTTTAGATGGCGTGCTAGAAATCATGTAAATGGCCTAATGTATGGCAATGGAGGTATTAGTAGTTGGACACGTGAATTTGCAAATGCCATGCGTACACACGAAGCCACAGATGGGCGTACAGAAACACAAGTTGAGTTTTGTTTTGATCCGTTGTACTGGGCCATGCATGATTGCTACAGCACAACTTACCCAGCGCAGTCACCGTTTCATGCATGGCGTGCAGGATTCCGAGAAGGTGTAAAGATGTGCCTAAACAAAGGTGCCCGACCCACAGTAGAAGAATTTAAAAATCAAGTGCTAAGAAATCTTGATCACCTGACCATATGGCATAACATTGGATCTGACGTAGAAAACGGAGAATGGTGTATGGCCGGCGCAAGGCAAGGCACATACATGACCATGCTGACCAACTGGGACTATAAACTAGTACAAGACTTTGATGCACTGGCTGAAATTTGGGCTACAGTAAAAGATGGACAACCAAGAATACTGAGCAATCAGTTGGGTCCAGAGATTGGAACACAGTTGGATCTGCCAATGGCCATATTGGAGTCAGAGCAAAGTGCATTCTTCAAATATCACTATCGATCAAACTGGCACAATCGTGGTGCTATGGTTCGGGAGATGGATGTAATACGTCAGCAAGAAGGTTGGTAATGTATAAAATTATTACTGACTATGCCGGCCAAGAGAATAAAAATATTTTAATTATTGGATCTCCAAGATCGGGTACTCATGCATTGTCTACTGAACTTTCTAATTTCAGACACGGGAAAAATCTTGGAGAAATCTGTATGGTAGGGTATTGTACTAATTTTTGGGACGACATTGATAAGTTATCTAGCAGTGCTAGATTAACCACAGCGCAAATTGTTCAGATGAGTCCAAAATTAACATTAGCTGAAAATGTAGATAAGATTAAACAAAATAATATTATTGTTAATATTCGACGTCGAGACAAAGTTGCACAATTTGCCAGCTGGATTTATTTCAGAGTATCAGATCCAACTGGACTTTACGGGTGGCATAATCATACAGTTAACAAAACAAAAATCAAACCAGATACTATTACAGCAACAGAGCATGACATCACTCAGTTTAAGTTAGAACAAATGTTAGATGATTATTTTTTACCTACTTTTAATTTGTGCTATGAAGATCTTACATTTACACAAACCACATATAAGAAAAATGAATTTGCATTTCCTCTGCAGCAAATATTTAAAAATCTTGATTATGTAAAACAACAATTGGAATCTTGGCAGTACTCCTCAGAGCATTTTGGTAATGAATAACAAAAGTCAATTCTTAAGTTCGGCTGAACAAATGGCAGAAAATCTAGGTCCTGCTCTTTGTTTAGCCAAATGGAAACAAGTCAGTTTGCATTTGCCCACCGGGTTAAATAACAGTTGTTATCACCCACCTTTGCACTCTATATCCGTTGAAGATATTGGTCGCAATCCAGCAGCACTACACAATACAGATCATAAAAAACAACAACGTAAGTTGATGTTGGCAGGCAAACGTCCGGCAGAGTGTCAGTATTGTTGGAACATGGAGGATCTAGGTAAACTCAGCGATCGACATTATAGATCAGGCGAGCCCTGGGCAGCCATAGATTTTGAAAAGATAAAAAACTCAACTGGAGATGAACAAGATGTCGTACCGTCGTACGTGGAAGTCAATTTTAACAATGCCTGCAATCTTAAATGCAGCTATTGCAGCCCGCAGTTCAGCTCTAGCTGGCAACAAGAATCTGAACGTCATGGGGCATTTCCTACTTTGGTTCCTCATAACGCTCCTGAGCATTTTAGCGGCCATCGCAAGCCTATCCCTGCCCGTGATCACAACCCTTATGTAGAAGCATTTTGGGCCTGGTGGCCCAGTCTATATCCTGAACTCCGGCACTTCCGCATGACCGGCGGTGAGCCCTTGATGGATAAGAACACCTGTCGAGTGTTTGACTATGTATTAGCTCACCCAAAAAACGATCTGCACTTGGCAGTAACTTCAAACTTCAGTGTAGAGCCTGAGCTGTCTGACAAATACTTTGATTATGTAAAACGCCTATGCGATACTGATATTGAACACTTTATGCAGTATGTTAGTCTTGATTCGGGTATAGGACCGCAAGCAGAATACATCCGGCATGGATTGAATTTTGAACGATTGCAGAACAATGTAGAAACATATCTTCAAGACATTCCATATCGTAACAGTCTCACTTTTATTGTGACCATGAACAATCTTTCAGTCACAGGGTTCTTGCCATTGATGAAATGGATTTTAGATCTGCGCCGCAGACATAGTAAAACATATCAACGTGTGTGGTTTGATACTCCTGTACTTAGACAACCTGCATGGCAAAGTCTACAAACACTGCCTGAGAGTTATGCTGCAAAACTAGAACAAGCACGGAACTTTATGTTGGAGAATTTAGAAACAGAGTCTGACTTGTTTCACGGATTTAAAGATTACGAAGTGCAACGCCTTGAGCGTGACATAGCCTGGATGCGATCAATGACAAATGTAAATACCCAGACTCTAAGTGACTTTTATAGATTTTTTAACGAACATGATCGTAGACGAGGAACTGACTTTGAAAAGACATTTCCTGAAATGATCTCATGGTGGAAACAATGTGAATACCATGCAAGATAACCAAATAAGTATTGCCATGAATATTATATTTCCTATCATTGAGTTAATTGACCGATTGGCTATCGCAGAAATAAAGTTTTTAAAAACACAACTTAACCAACCAGAAGTTGATTGGTACAAACAACAGTTTGACAAATATAATTTTTCTAGTATTACATTACAGTATGAAGAATTGAAAGACATACACTTAAAAATATGGAATTTAGAATCAGACATCAGAATGGGAATGGAACATAAATTAGGTCTTGAAGAAGTAGGACTACGAGCATTGGCCATACGCGACTGGAACCATAAACGTGTTGCATTAAAAAATCAAATTGCAGAAAAATTACATTGTAATGTAAGAGAAATTAAAAAAGATCACGCAAGTGAATAAGATACATGATAGGTAATCACCGGATCATTGTAGATGAATGGGCCGAAGTCTGGGATCTTCTTAAACCTCATGCCGACGGCAGTTTTTGGCGCTGGAGCGATTTAACTCTTGATCCAGAAGCTGTATATATTGTTGGGCGTGTGGTGCTCAAAGAGAACTGGTATGCTATCACCGATTGGGCGCATCAACATCCAGGCAAAGTAGTATTTTCTAATCCTGCTGAAGGATCGCAGACTATACTATTACAACTAAATCGATTGATGATTTCTGAACAGGTAAAATCTGGCGAAATATTGTTGTTGACATCCGGCGATCTTGAATCAGGATGGGACTATTGCAAAACTGATTGCTACTTTTCTAACATAGTAGAGTATCTTGAAAACATCAGCGCACACGAATCGTGGCCGCAGGTGTATCACAAAAAAAACAAGCCTTATGACTTCTTGTTCTTGAACGGACGATTAAGACCACATCGCAAATATATAATAGACCAATTACGCCAACAAAAATTACTAGATCGAGCATTGTGGACTAATTTAGGCGACAGTGTAGAAATGTCTTGGACTAGTACATTACTAACTAATTCTAACGAACCTGTAAAATTATTGCCCGAACAGTATGAAATACCTCGCGCTATACCTAACATGATAGAATTACCAACTGGATTTGTCAAACATCACTTGTTTGGTAACACCTGGGGTGACGCTATAGTCAATCCTGCGGCGTATGTGGACACATCATTTTCATTGGTAACTGAAACTATATTTGATTATCCGCATACATTCCGCACAGAAAAAATTTGGAAACCCATGATCATGTGCCATCCATTTGTGGTCGCAGCCAATCGTGGCTATTACCGAGACTTACACAATGCAGGATTTCGAACATTTGGTGACCTAGTTGATGAATCATTTGACCAGATAGATGATCCTACTGATCGTGCTAACCGTGTGGTTGCAGTTGTTAAAGATATATGCTATAATGGTGCAGAGGCTTTCTTGCAAGCTGCCAGAAGTACATGTAAATACAATTATCAGCAGCTTCGTGACCATAACACACAACAACGAGCTGAGCTTCCGGTAAAATTGGCACAATATATCAATGAACGATCTAGAATTTCGACAGCAAGTATTAGATAAAAAAAGCAAAAGTTTCTGTGCAGCCAAATGGTACAATGCTACCATATGGTTAGGCAGCGGCATGACTACCAGTTGCCACCATCCTCCAGCACATGCCATAAATGTAGATGATATCAAACACAATCCTGCAGCATTGCATAACACTACCAAAAAGAAATTCGAACGTGATCAAATGCAGCATGGTGATCGACCAACGGGATGTGAATATTGTTGGAAGATTGAAGATATGGGTAGCGATGCCATAAGTGACCGTGTATACAAGAGTAAAATTTATCCTATAGAGGCATTGAATGAAGCATTTGAAACTCCTGCAGCTAATGACATTAGCTTACGAACCCTTGAAATTGCATTTGACCGCACTTGTCAATTTGCTTGTAGCTATTGTAACCCTGCTTTTAGTAGCACTTGGGTTAACGATATACGAAAGAATGGACCTTATAACGGACTTGTTAGTGACGGTCGGAACCATTTTACTCACACTCACGATAGCAGCCAACTTTATAAATTCGGTCAAACTAATCCGTATGTGGAAGCATTCTTCCAATGGTGGGAAACAGACCTCCATCGAACACTACAAGAACTAAGGATCACTGGTGGTGAACCATTGATGAGTGGCGAGACTTGGAAGCTGATTGGTTGGTTCCGAACCAATCCGGGTCGCAGCCAAACACGACTGGCCATCAATTCAAATCTAGGCACAGCAGTAGACTTAGATCGATTGCTAGACAGCATTGCAGGATTAGAAGTGGACATATACACATCAAACGAAAGCATAGGTCTACAAGCCGAATACATCAGAGATGGACTTGTATGGGATGACTGGGCCAACAATGTAGAACGATTGTTAGACAGCGGAAAATTTCGTAGCATACACATAATGAACACCATTAATGCGCTGTGCCTGGACACATTGGATCAGTTCTTAGAATGCATAATGAACTGGAAACTGGAATACGGTCGTGATGCTGTTAGTTTTACATTGAACATTTTACGATTTCCCAGTTTTCAATCTCCGCTGGTATTGCCTGATCATCTGCGTATGGTATATCGCCAACGTCTGATCACATGGCTAGAGCACTGGTCTGACAGTGAATTTTTGCATGAACATGAACTCAACCATGTTCAACGTCTAATAGACTATTTGGACATTGTCAAGACACCGCACTCCGAAGCATTTGATCGGCCTCGGTTGTTAAACGACTTCAAACAATTCTATACTCAATACGATCAACGTCGTGGCAAAGACTTTGGTCTAGCATTTCCCACACTAAAACCCTGGTATGACTCACTATGACATTGGAAGAAAAAATAATAGAATTAAAATCTCGTTACGATGTGTTGGCTGTAATTGATCTTGATCCGTGGCACGACTTGCATGAACATGATAAAAAATCATGGATGAGAGAAACACTTGCACCTATACACCGAGACCCGTATCTTGATAATCAACGTATTTTGTTCACAAGCTCACAAGGCGATGTGTACGCAGATGACCACAGTCCAGCAGGACAGTTGCTAACACAACTACAACGTAGATTAAACGAAATCGATATATCCAATTTTTTTGTTATCTTGCTGACTAACGACACCACCATGAGAGATGCATATCTTGCTCACTATCAAACATTTTCTGAAGATCCAGTTCCGATAACTGTCGAAGTGTATGCCAACAAGATCGCCAAACGTCGCACACAAGATAAAAAATCAACAGCAGGCAGTTATCAATATAAGAATCTAGATCCATTGAAGATTGATATTAAGGATCTCACTGAGCAAGAACAATTTTTATTAACAAAAAGTTCTACGTTTTGTATGTATCCGTGGATACATTTCCATGCTTACCCTACTGGCTCGGCATATCCATGCTGCATGGCAGATATGCAGTTTCCCATTGGTGATATGAGAAAAAATACCATAAAAGAAATATGGAATCAAGCACCCATGACAGAAATACGCAGACAAATGCTAAATGAACAACCAGTGTCGGCTTGCAATAGATGCTATGAACAAGAATCAATTGGAGTTGTTAGTGGAAGAATGAGTGCTAATAAACATCACGGACATCTTATTGACCGTACACACGAAACTAAACCTGATGGCACATTGGATCGATTTGAATTGACCTACTGGGATATAAGATTTTCAAACCTCTGTAATCTCAGTTGCCGTAGTTGCGGCCATATATTCTCAAGTTCGTGGTATCAAGATCAAGCCAAACTAGCAGGACCTGAATGGAAAAAAACACACAAAGTATTGAATTATGCTGGTAGATTTGAAACTGATGCATGGGATCAGCTGGTAGAACATATTGAGCATGTGGAACAGATTTATTTTGCCGGCGGCGAACCATTACTAATGGAAGAACACTATAAGATTCTTGACGAATTAGTTCAACAGAAAAAGTTTAATGTGAGATTGATTTACAATACCAATTTTACACACACACATCTCAAAGATAGAAGTGTGTTTGAATATTGGAAATTATTTGATTCAGTCAGCATAGGTGCCAGTCTCGACGGATCAGGACCTCATGGTGAATACATCCGTAAAGGAACACAGTGGAATAAGATAGAACAAAATCGTCATGACATGATGCAGATTTGTCCAGATGTAGATTTTTATATTTCGCCTACTTTGAGCATAATGAATGCCTGGCACTTGCCGGACTTTCATCGCGATTGGGTTGCTCGCGGTTTTATAAAACCACAAGATCTCAATGTTAATATTCTACAAGATCCGCCGCACTACAGAATTGATATTGCACCAATGAAATATAAACAACGATTGAGAATAAAATATCAAGAACACATAGAATGGTTAAAGAATCAAGATCCACTAGAGCGAGCCAGCGAAGGATTTAAATCAGCTATTAATTTTATGATGGCGTCAGACAACACACATCTCATTGACACATTCTGGCGTAAAACACACGAACTTGATGCTATACGGAATGAAAAACTATTAGATACAATTCCCGAACTTGAAGCGTTAACATGAAAATACCACATGACAAATTCTGTGTACTACCCTGGATTAGTATAGAAGCAAGTCCAATTGGAACAGTACGGCCATGTTGTTTAGCTGATGACGAAATTGTAGACAACAACGGTGAAAAATTTCAATTGGCCACAGCTGACTTTGCTGATATACAAAACAGCAATCACATGCGTGATTTGCGTGAAGATTTTTTAGCAGGAAAAAAACCTCAAACATGTCGTAAATGTTGGAATGAAGAACGATCAGGCCGCACAAGTAAACGTATGCATACACTGGATCGTCTTAAACATGTTCTTGACGAAGAGCATTGGACCAGCGATGCTAAATCATTAATGTTTCTGGATTTAAAACTGGGTAACATTTGTAATCTCAAATGCAGAATATGTGGGTCCTGGTCAAGTTCTCAATTTGCAAGCGAAGAAATTGCTTTTTTACCGCGCGAAGAACAAAAGAGTTCGCATGCTTACCAGATGTTACGTGCTGGAGCATGGCCAAAAGAAAATACACAGTTCTGGACTCAGATTGATTCAGTGTTGTCTGACATACGCTACATTGAATTCACTGGCGGAGAGCCTTTTATGATTGAACAACATTTTGACATGTTGCAAGGTATTGTAGATCGTGGTATTGCACATCAAGTTGAAATACACTACAACACCAATGGCACACACTGGCCTGATCAAGGTCCGGATATTTGGAAACATTTTAAAACAGTAGAAGTGGCATTTAGTATAGACGATGTGGGTACTAGATTTGATTATCAACGCACCAACGCAGACTGGGCAGTGGTCCTAGACAACATTACAAGTTTTCAATACTTGAAAGATCAAATGCCCAACTTACAATTGCAATGTTGTTCAACTGTGAACATATTCAATGTGCGTTACCTCGATGAGTTGGCTTGGTGGGCAGCATTGCAACGGTTTGACTTTGTGTATTGGAACATGATGCATGACGCATGGTATTTTAGCATAGCCACTTTGCCAGACACAGCAAAAACACAAATTATCGCACACTTGGAATCAGCTGACATACCTGCTGAGTACAAACAAGAGTTTAACCGTATAATAGATTTCATGCGTAACGGAGCGTCTACTGATGGGTTTATGACTCGGATGAAGATTGCAGATCTAGATAGAAAACGCAACCAAGACTTGCGAGCAGTGGCCCCAGAATTTGCACAATTAATAGAATACACAGGCCCATGAATTCAATTCAAATTGTATTTCCTAAAGGTGCCGGCGGCAGTTGGTTAGCTAGTTTGATTTGGAATCTACAAACTCAAAATTGGGCAATTCCAAAAATCAATACAAACTTTGATAACGAGCCAATGGGATCAGTATTACGAGATCATTATCCATCTACACATTACGTAGATAGTGCAATTCCTAAATTGTTATTATCTACAAATCGATTTTTTAACGTGTATTTAAATCATGTAAAAAAAATTTTATATCCAATACATCATGCAGACTCGGCAGCCGATGGTTCTAGAATTGTTCTGTTGGCTGATAAAATACAACCGTGGTTAACCGACCAGGATTTTAAAAATTTTTACTGTACAAATATAGACTTAGAATATGAATTAATTTTTTCTGATGAGTTAAAATTTATTAAACGCTTGTATGAAATCTTAGATCAATATAAGATTTCATATATTAAAAATAAAAAATACATAAGAGACAGCATGACAAATTATCGATCCACCTGCGAGTCTCCGGAAAAACATCTAGGCAATATTGACAGCTTTGAATGGTTGGGATTTTGTTTGGCCATGTCTAGAGTTAAAAACATAACTGTAGACCAATTTGATCTATTAGATACTATTGATAACATAAAACCAAAGTTTTATCATTTGCAGTCAACAGCATTGGAATTTGTCAAACCTTATATGTTCGAATGGAAACAATGAATACCCGTCCTCTTTTGTTGTCACATGCACCGGCATCACCAATGAATCCCACAGTGCGATATCTGTTTGAAAAATATTTTACTGTGGAAGAATATCGTAGTGATCAAAGTTACAATCCTACTAGTACATTGATAGTAGTACCTTGCTGGCATGCAGCTGATTGGTGCTATCAACTACACGAGCAAGGATTTAGTATAGTAATTGATAATCTTTGGGAACCTACCAATAGATATCAAGCCTGGCATTGCAATCAAACGTGGGATTTAGCCCGTATGCATGTCATGCACAATATCAATTGGTTTTGGTATCATGAAAGTTTACGATTATTTCACACAGGATTTCAGTACACACCTTTGCCCTCATATGAACGGCTGGCTCTGATGCCCATGCGTAAACAGGCCTATCATAGAACAAGATTACATAAAGCTATGCAACCTTGGTTAGACGATTGTTATTGGAGTTACCTTGAACAAGGGCACGGATTACCAAACGATCAAGACACCAATGACTGGAGCACACAGCGGTATGTAAATACTGATTGGTATGATCATACTTGCTTTAGCCTAGTGGCAGAAACCTTTGACGATACTGTAACTTGGCAGCAATTCGGAGAACTAGCTAAACCATATTATGGTCCGTGGCCATTCGTTACAGAAAAAACATTCAAACCCATACAGTATCAACACCCATTTATGGTATACGGACAACAAAACACATTGAAATTCTTGCATGATCTGGGGTTTGAAACTTTTGAAAATTTGTTTGATGAAAGTTATGATAACATAAACTCCGATACCATTCAAGGTGACGAGTATGATAGCAAATTGCAAATGATAATTAGCAATGTAAAAAACTTTAGTAAACAACCAAGAGATCTGTTGACACAGGAAAAAATTCGCCATAATCATGCTCATTTTACAAATCAATCGTTGGTAGAATCAAAATTTATAAATGAAATTGTACACCCGCTGCTGGAGTTTGTGCAATGAGTTTATGTATGGCTCCGTGGGTACATACTTACCTAAGCCCACAAACAGAGCGGCGCATGTGCTGTGCCAGCAGAGAGCCTGCACAGAACTTTCAGCAATATATAGATACCAGCACCGGATCAGGTACCTATATACCTATCACACTGGAACAACATTGGAACAGTGACCATATGAAAAGTGTTCGCAGAAGAATGATGGCTGGAGAGCAATTGCCTGAATGTGAAGTGTGTAACGATCAGTTATTAAACACTGATGTTTACCGCACATATTTCTGGCATCTTTTTAAGCATAAGTATTCTGACGCAATAGCAGCTACCAGTGAAGATGGGTACTATGAGCCATTGCCTGTGAGTTGGGATTATAGATTTAGTAATCTTTGCAATTTTAAATGTAGAACTTGTGGAGACATGTTGAGCAGTGCTTGGGAAACTGAGCAGAAACAACATAGCATGATCAATTGGTCTAATCCCAAAAACTTATGGATGCAGGATGATGTAAAAAAGCAAATTGAAAAGTTTCAAGACTCCATAGTTGAGCAAGAATTTTCACAAGCTGTAGAACAACATCGAATTGAAGAAGTGTACTGGGTGGGCGGCGAGCCCTTGATGTACGAACAGCACTGGCGATACATGCAGCGCATAATAGAATTAGGGGACG